ATGGACATGTAGTGGCGTATAACTCATTCAACACTCCCCGGAGCTTTGTAAGAGGCAAAGTTAAATTCTGGTGCATTGTAGTTTTGAACAACCCACTCCACACCTTTTTTCTTAATCATGTATTTAATCTGTTCACACTTTGTCATATCTCTATTATACCTTACGTTTTTGATAGGTTCAATATGTGTTCCCTCAAAACTTGTCATTCCAGCATGACACAACTTCCTACACTTCCAAGATTGAGATGGATCTGTCTCTTTAATAAGTGTCGGTTGTTGAGTTGACTTAATGAACTCAAACTTCTTTTGTATCATCTCTTTTGTTTTTGGCAAGTCTTTATCCTGAAAATGGACAGTAAAAGGACCACCATCATTGATAAAGTAAATAGTAATAAGAAAAGTTTTTGCTTCTGGAAATCTATGAGACATAGCAAGGTGATACATACGAAGTTGTGCATCACGCCATAGTTTCTTTTGGTCCTTAGTCTCTCCTGTGGCCCAATCTAAACGCTTTCCAGTCTTCCAGTCAATAATCTCATAGACACCATCTCCAAGGTCTGTAACGAGGTCTACGGTGCCTTTCATGGACAAATAACCGTCTAGTTTAGTCCCGTCTGGAAGTTCATGTTGATATTTTGCCCAATCTTCTTTTATTTCAAAATCAAAATGAGGTTCAGCAGCAACAACATTCATATGTCTAGGGTCAAACATACCTCCATTAATCTGCAATGCCTTCCATGTCCAGTTTTTACAATCTTTTAAATCTTTATCAGTCCATTCATGATGACTAAATGCTTTTGTATAATAGTTATAAACTTTTTCAATAAGTTCTTCTAGATATGCTTCTCTATAATCAGCAGTTTTAGTTTCACCTACTACATCATCAATAAATGTCTTTTTACCATCTTGTGCTGCTTTTTTAGCAAGTGCTGCTACTTCTAGTACTTTATGAACAATAGTTCCTTTATCTGCCTTCTTATTACTTGGACCTCTCCAACCAAGAAAATATTCAATGAGGTACTGCTGGGCACAAAATCTATGACAATTAAAAGAACTGCTCCTGAAATAAACAATCGGGATTCCCATTACAAACTCCTATAATCACTAATTGATTTTATTAAGTATAAAAACTTTTCTTCTGATAAATCTAGTTTCATAGATTGTAAGTCCTTATGTATCCACTGAACATTCCCAACAATATAACCTAAAGAACTATCTATTCTATCTAAAGATGCAGTTTGTTTATTTCTGTCTTGAATTCTTGATGTTGGAGGAAATACGAGTTCAAAACCAGTATATACACACTTCCTATCTTGTTTTAGAAATAAATCCCACAAATACTCTGTTGATAAATTATACTCACGATTTCTAGATCTCAAAGCACAAATATAACTTCCAGTAATTTCTCCACAACCTTTTCTAATTTTTTTGGATGTTTTTACTCTATTAGGATGGTTAGTTAATCCATATTCAACCAACCAACCTTTAACGGTAGATATACTCTTATTAAACATTTCAGCAATCTCTGATCTTTCTAAATTTTGAGTGATATAAAGATCATACATAATATCTTTTGATGGTTTTGTCATGACGTTTCTCCTGATAATAAAGTAAAAGAACTACCCTTTACTATACACCAAAAGTATTGTTGAGGACAAAACTAACTCACCTTTGATCTAAAGGGATGAATATTATTTTCTGTTATAATTTTATATAGTGATTTAGTTGTAGTATCAATATCTCCTTCTGGTAATAGATAATCACATAGAGACAAATCTACTTGTTCACTACTATGTGTATCTTTACCATTTACAATATCTCTTGGTAGTCCAAACACAATACCACCTTCTTTTTGTACTCCCTGAATCTCATTAGGAAATCTTACATCAGAGATAAGTGCAAGTTCTGGATTATCTTTTTTAATCCTACGAATACAAGCATCAAACCAGATGTTCTCATACATCTTTCTACAGATGTCAGAACCAAAGTATTGTAGGACTTCTCTACCCGTCATTGGTCCTTTATTATTTCCTGTTGGCATATTCTCCCATAGTAGATGAGTAGGGGAATTCTTTTCTTCATTAGTTCCATAGACCTGATTATGCTCAAGCCCTAACACATCAACCGCAAACTCTTTCAATACATCTGCAAAGGCATAAATCTTACAAGGGCGAAAACTTTCCAGAAGTTGAGAAATATCAACATACTCTTCAGTGAGGGGTATCCAGTCGGAACCGGATACCGTCTCACCAAAAAGATCAGAAACTAAAATTTGACCTTGTTCATTAAGACTTGCATTTTTACATACTCCATACTCATGGAATTTAAGCATCTGTAAAAAGTTACAACATGTATTTTTACCGCTTTGTTTTTTACCTGCAAATCCTAGAATTTTAGTCATTATTCACCTTCTACTTGTTGTGGGTCTTGTGGAGGAAACATTTCCTGCAACAAATCTAAACAACCCTTGGCATGTGCCATCTTATCTACCAAGTTTGCACATTCGCCAACAGTATCTGGATGTTCTCCAACACCTACAGAATTATTAAGATAAGTCAATAGGTTTGCTTTTGCCGCTTGCAAATTTGCCTGATAAATAAGAATCAACGCATTTACTTTTTCATTCATTTGTAATAGTCCTTTGCTTCTAAAACCTGTGGTAAAATCAAATTACGAATATCATTAAGGTTCATTTCGCCAATATCATTTGTATTGATAACTGGCTTATAAATCCTGTATTGATTTGAACATGTCTCAATGATTTTATTAGCAGCATTTTCTCCTGCTTCATCATTGTCCATGAGAATAATTAAAGACATAGCACCAAGACCATCTAATAAATCCTTTTGTGATTGATTGAGTGCTGTTCCAAATATCGCAACTGAGTTATGAATACCTGCTTCTTCTAATCTCCAAACATTTCCGGGTGACTCTACAATAATAGCGACACCAGTTTTAGAGATATGTTCCTTTGCATACCAGTAATTATACAACCACTTTTCCTTCTGGAAACCTTTTGAGTGTCTCCATTTTGGAAAAAACTTACATCTTTCTTCTGGGTCATGATAAAATTTACATTTCGGGCATTGGTCAAATACACTCCTTCCACTAAAACCTACGATATAATCCATATTATGAGAATAAATAGGGACAATGCAACGATTATACATTTGCTTGCCCCTAGTGGCACAAAAACCAACATCATACTTATCTAGTATCTCCGCAGAATATCCTCTATCTAAATAGTATTGTGCAGGGATTTCTGTCTTGGACCTATAAAAGTCTCTAGTAATGATAGTTTCTGGCTTATCCTCTTCCTCTCCAAACATAGTCCACACCATAGTGTTGAACTGTTTCATCTCTAATACAGTATTACTTTTCTGTTTGATATCACCAAACTTTTGTCCAGTAATCTCAAGTAGAAAATCAACTGTTTCTTTAAATGTTGCTTCCCTATCTCCATCCTTTTCCCAATCGTATCTTGCTCTAGACAGACAACCTTTAATAAAACCAATCATAGTTTTACCAAAGTGGTCTTCGCAACTATGAGTTCTACATTTCCAATGAACTACATGATCACCAGCAGGATAAAAGTTGCAAGCAACTGGATTGTCTCCACCATGAACAGGACAAGCAGACTTAATTAACTGGTCATTCCTATACTTAATATCAATATTAAAATACTCGTAGATGTTATCAATAAATTCTACAGCATCCCAACATAGTTGTTCTAGTTTTGCTTGATCATTATAATCATCAGAATGGGACATCTTCTTGGCTACCTTGGAATTCTTCGTCTTCGTCGTCAACATAGTTACCACCATCCTCTAATTCTTTAGCAGTAAGACCTTCTTCTAAGTGGGCAAATTGCCCTTTCATCTTTACGTTAATATAATCCTTATCTTCTAGACCTTGACCATGACGGGCGATAATCGGAACCAACTTACGATTCCCATGTTCCTCGCCATCCTGTGCAATCTCTTCATCTGACTTAACCTTATAGATAGTAAAGTTAGAGCATAGCCAAATGATTCTATCTGATCCCGAAGCTGCATCCGTACTCTCCTTAGTAATACCGTCACGATTCAATTGTATAAATGATAATATAGGAACAGAATATTTCAAGGCAAAATTATGAAGTGCAGTCATCATAAATCCAAGAGCTTGAAACTCTGCAACATCTTTAATATCTGCACTATTCATTAACTTCAAGTAGTCATAAATAATAACGCATTGTTTTGCTGTTCCATCAGGATTAAGACCTACATGTCTTGCTAACCATCTTCTCATGATTGCCAACTGGTCTTCAAATGGTTTACCACCAATATTGATATGATAATATGGAACACCTTTTACTGCTTGCGTTTTATTATAGACTCTATTTTTGCATACTGCATCACTATCAAACTGACCTGATTCAATAGCATTGATAGCGACTTGTGATTCAGAAGCAATAGCACGATTACGAAAATCATTAAACATCATTTCTGTATCAAGGTCTAATACAGGAACACCTTGCTTGGCGATATTCATCCCCATATTCTGGGCCAAGAGTGTTTTTCCGGTCTTTGGCCTCGCACCAATAACATTAACAGTTCCACGGCGAAGACCACCACCGATAGCAAAATCATAGCGTGTAAATCCGGTTGGAATACCAACTTGTTCAACTTTGTTTTCTGCAAGTTCATCTAAGTACTCATCAATATCTTCAAATAATTGTTTAGGATTTTCATCACCACCATTTAGTAATGACATAAAATCAAAGATAGATTCTTCAGCAATACCCAAGATGTGAGATAGTGGCTCATGACCTTTTAGATGTAAATACTTTTCTCTTGTAATCTCTAGCTGATCATAAATCTTTTTAGATATATTTAGTTTGCCAACGATCTGTGCAAAACTTCTTAAGTTTGTTTGATCTACAGGAAACTTGATGATACTTGCTAAGTGTTGCTGCTCTGATTTACTAGACAGAAACTCAGAAACACCAATCGCTTTGGCAGCAGACAGAATAGATGCTAGATCAATAGTTGTCTTTTCTTCTACTGTAAAAATATGTTGCAGACATGAGTAAATAATCTGATTAGAATCTAAAGAGAAACTATTAGGTTCAACCAAATCTGCTACATCATAGTATGCATCAATACCATACCTACAAACACCAGCAAGAATTGCTCTCTCTGCTGCTACATCTTGAAACGGCATAACCTACCTCTACCAAAGTTTGACTTTAAACAACAAGATGTCTTTAAACATCATCCAATCAGAAATCTTAGCGTATAACGGATTCTTAAATGCTGCGGGTTCATTTTTTTCAAAGAAATAGTGACCTGACCATGCGAATGGATAAACCACAAATGGAATCAATGGAATCAAATACCACAACCAAAAGTAAAAAACACAAAACGTGAATGCTATTGTAGCAAGCTGACCAATAAAATGCAATAGTCTACATGTTGGATTTTGATGTAAAGTCAAATAATACTGATAATACTGTCTTAAATTCATCTCTTTACCCCGGACTACAAGAACACTTGTTACACTTATAACGATAACCATCTTCATCTTTGACGACAAGTGCTGGCGAAACTTTTTCAGTTTTACCACAGCTTCTACATCTCACTTCAATTCTACCAGAAGGTCTACGTTTTATCAACCTTTCTCTTTGAATATGAACATTATTTTTCTTATCAGACTTTGATGCTTGTGCTAATTCTTTCTTTTCAGCAGCAGTTAGGTCTAAAGAACCAACATCAAAACTACCAGACTCTCTTTCTTTTTGTTTTCTACGACGATACTTTTGTTTCTTTTCTTTTTTCTGTTCATGCTTGGTAGTAATTTTATCTAATTTCTCATCAATAATCTCTTCTACTAATCCACTCAGCATGTTTTTCAATTCATTCAAATCTGATTTATCCATTGTTAGCCACCTTTGCTCGTTGAAGGTTAATGAATAGATCACTCATATTCTTAGTTGAAGTTGCTAAATATGTTAATCTATCAATTCTTTGTTGACAATATTTTTGTATATCATGAAGTTTTCTACTAGCATCATTGTCCAAAGTTGCTTGCATATCCTGATTGCCCCAAGCACCAGTATACTGTGCTGATTTCTTACAAATAATCTCCTTTATAGTTGACTTTGCCCAATTTAACCTCGCGGTTTCTCTATTGATTGATCTTTGCAGATGAAAAGATAGACTACCAAGAATATATGCTGCTTCAGCACAACCCTCAATATCCATTTTCTCAATTTGATCTCTAGACATATTCATATATGCATAAGCTGTATTAGTATTAGCGAATTCATTCTGATATGTAGCTAAACCAATACTACTCTCATACTCATCAAGGATAGTATCAATCCTATCCATCTTTTCTATTAACGCATGTTTATTTTGTTGATCCATTCTTCTGGCTTCTCATCATAACGTAGTTCAATGTAAGTAAGATTATTTAACTCACACCATTCTTTTAAATCGGCATCCCTCTTCTTCTGCTTGATAAAATCTTGGGCAGAAGCATGAAACATAGGAGTAAATTTATAGTGTTGCTGACCATGTACTTCAACAACTATTCTAAACTGACTAATGAAAAAGTCAAGAGAAATGCTCTTACCTTTTCTTAAAATCACAGGAACTTCTTCTAGAACCTGAGAAGTTGGAAATAGTTGCTTGAGAATACCTCTAGCGTTTAGATGATAACTAGAACGAGGTCTACTTTCATCTGCTTTAACAACACGACCTTTTAAATTAAGTCTATGCTCATTAAAATCTAAATCTTTTACTTTCATCTTTCAATGCCTACAGTGTCAAAAACTTCTTTTTCTAACTCAATACAGCGTTCAGGGTTGTCTTCAAGATATTGTGCAAAGTTAGGCATACCTTGGAACTTTTCTGTATCAGACAAAGTAATCCAAGCACCTTTCTTTTGAGCAATACCAAAGTCACATGCGAGTTCTGCAATCTCAAACTCTCGCCATACCCCTCTTCCATATTTAATTATACTCTGAACTTTCTGACCCGGAGGTCCAATTGCCGAAGTTACAACCTTCCAATGGATCTTCTGACCAATTTGAGTGTCACCCTGCATAACTGCTTCAGAATGACTTGCTTCAAGTTTTACATCTACTTGATATTTTAAAGATGTGCCACTCTTTTCAGTCTTAGTTTTTCTACTACCAAAAGATGATACATTCGCCATCATATGTGTAATCCCAACAACAGTAACATTATTGATTGGTAGAACATTACCAATGCGACGGCACCACTTTGCCTGTGTCTTCTGAATACTCATAACCTGAATATCTTTTAGTTCACCAGCAAGTTCTGCTTCAGCGGCAAGAGCAGAGAAAGAATCTACAACTGCAACTGCTTTAGGATGACCATGAACAACTTTGTCAAAGATACCAAGATAATCTTCTCCAGAGAGGATATTACCTTCAGAACTACCAACCATCTGGAACTGTTCAGGACCGAGTTGTAACTCTCTAATTCCCTCTAGATCTCGTTTTTTCAAACGACCTTCAATATTACCATAGTATACAAATCTTTCTTGTGATTGTGCATTTGCACAGAAAGATAATGCCGTAACGGTCTTACCAATCTTTTCAGGTCCAGTCATAATAAACAATGAACCTTCAGGAACACCTCCACCAAGAGCAAGGTCAAGCTTTGGTGACACAGAAATAATCTGTTTTGGTTTCTCTGTAATAAATGCAGCATCATGCAATGCATCGCCAAACTGTTTTACTAAATCTTTATATAACGGATTCTCTGCCACTGTCATACAATCTCCTAATCAAATTTGTCATATAAGCTTTTCTTCTTAACTCTGTCAGTACTCCAAGTGGGATTCTCTTTGTACTTAACAGGAGTATCATCTGTATCAGGTTTAATAATTTTAGGAATCTGATACTGTGCCAACTTATCCTTAACCCATTTAGGAGTCAAGGAGTATATATTTCTATTATTCCTTACAAATTGTAATACCTTATCATCACCATACTCATCAATCAATCTATATGCAGTATACACTTGGCGTTTGAGATAAGGTTGCCACTTTTGATAAGACTCTTTATCTTTATGTTTTTCAATCCAGAATCTGCGTGGCAGTTCCTTATTCTCATCAGCCTGTGCTTTTCTTTCACACATCAACTCAGCCATCCATTGTCCCAGTGTTACTTTCTTACCGGGATTATGTCTTGACTGATATTTACTTTCGTATTTTTTACTCATTTGATTTTATGTGTATACCCTTGACTTTTTGCACCATGATTTCCACGATTATGGCGACTGTGACTTTCATCACCTTGTTGAGAACCCGCTGGGGTCATTACTGCAACTCCATTATTTCCTTTACCAGTTTTATTAATAACATGTCTTGTAGGATGTTGAACTGGAACCTCTTGAGTTTCTACAGGTTTTACTTCAGGTTTAAAATCTTCAATAAAAGTCTCTACTAACTCCATCTCACGATCAAGATACTTAGCAATATCCTCTACGGAATTATCTTCAATAATCATACCCTGAATCATGAACTTTTCTTGTTTACTCAATCCTTTTGTATTTGCAAATTTTGCCATTAGATAATCTCCCTCTCAGCATTCTTTAGAAATATCTCATTCTTAGTTGTTAAAAACTTTACATAGTTCTTAAAGTTATTTTCATTAGTAGTTACAAACTTCCAAGTAGGTCTACCAACCCTTTGCTTAGTTTCCATACCTTCGCTATAAAGTCCATAAGGATTGAATAGCCTACCATTCTGCCCAACCTTAACCATAAATCTATTAGGAGTTTGGATAGCATGAATATATGGATGCACTCTTGCTTTATCTAAATCCATTGATGTTATTCTAAAATTACCATCCTCATCCTTATAATCTTGCCTGCTACTAATAGTATATAAGTAGATTTCATTTGGTTTAGGTTCTCTAAGAGGATCTACTCTATCTTTATTTTGTCTAATTACATGCTCACTCATTTCAATCTTCCTTTCTTTTTCCAATCTGCTTTAGTATAATTATCTTTCATATCACTAGCAGAATTAATTCTACTCATACCTTTAGGTAATTCTTTCATACCTTCTTTTCTTTTTGTCTTATGCTCCTCTCTCATTTTTGCAGTAAGTTCTTTACCATACTTCTTTTCATTCGCTTCTGCAAGCTGCATAATAGTCTTAATCTCTTTTACAGAGCAATAAGTATTATCATCCTCATAAGACCTAACAACTTTCTTACTTTGACAGTGTGGACATTCATATTCTGCGAGTGATTTATCATACTCAGAAATAGACGAAACCATTTCTGAATACTCTCCACAGTCTTCACACACAAATGTATATCTAGGCATCTTCTTCCCCTATATAATCCTTTGGATTCAAGCATTTAGAACAATAAACTTTCATTGCTCTAGTAGTTAAAGAGTATTTAGATAACTTCAAATGCATAGTATCTTCTTCTGCAATCTTAGTAGATGCTTCTACATTTGGAATAATAACTGTAACTTTATCTTTATGGTTTATCTTTCTCTTACAGTTATCACAAACATCTTTTCTCTTCATTAATTATACCCTAGAAACTCTTCCCATTCTGGAAGTTTCTTAAAACCCCAGAAATTGTAAGCGTTTGGTTCGTATGGTTTATTAATCAAAGGCATCCCTGCCTGTCCCGGCGTTCTTCCACCTTTCTTGATATTACAAGACCTACATGCAATAACCACATTTTCCCAAATGTGACAATCAGCTTTCTTATTATACATTCTTTTAGGTATAACATGGTCAATGGTAGATATACTATCTGATAATTTTTCATAACAGTATTGACATCTACCTTTATCTCTGACCATAAGATTATGTTTAGTAAGTGGTATTTTTTTCTTGACGTTTATATATCTATTAGTCATACCAACTGCTGGGACTTGTATAGTTAAGCCACCGGCAGATTCCACATAATCATCATAGTACTTTATAACTGTAATACCTTCCTCTGGTATCTCTTTTCCTAGAATATCTAAACAAATCGCCCTTTTCCAACTAATAACCCTTAATGGAAGCCCGTCTGTATTCAAAACCAGTGCGGGTTGGTGATTCATATTAAACTCCCAAGAATCGTGCCACCAATGCTGTGACTAAACCTACAGTAACAAGACCACTATAAATTGCCCACCAAAGATTAGCAGTAGCAACTTGTCTATCTGGAGGGATTTGTTCTTCAATATCATCCCTGTTTCGTTGAACACGATATATTGCTTTTTCAATATCTTTATCGGTAAACAACAAATGCATCTTATTCTTGCCAATAAAAACTCTAACATGACGATAGGTTTTCTCAGCATTATAATGTGCATTACCATTTTCAATGGTAGTCATTTTACCAACTTCAGGAAATACTTTTGTAAACATTTCTTACCTCATAAACTTAAGTCATCAAAACTCAAATCATCTAAATCATTTTTAGATGCACCAATTTTATAGGATGTGATTTCACTTTCTTGTGGTGCAACTTGGACTGCTTCACTATTCATAAATGCATCTGACCAACCCTTGATAGGATTTTTCTTTGCATTATAAATCTTTGGAAATCCAAGTGTATCAAGACGCGAATCAACTAACCACTCAATATAACCATGAAGAGTAGTTTCATTCAAACCAATCAAAGATCCATCCTTAAATAGGTAAGATGCCCATTCCTTTTCCTCATTTGCTGCTCTTTCAAACATAGCAATTGCATCATCATGACACTTCTTAACTACCTCTTGAAATCCTTCAGACTTTTCATCTTTCAAGATGTTTAGAATAGTTTGAGTGTTGTATAGATGAACCGCTTCATCCCTCTTGATTAGACGAATAATATCTGCATTACCAATCATCTTTTTATTCTTTGCAAAAGAGAAAGAACAAATAAATGAAACATAAAAGCGAACCGCTTCTAAAATGTTAATGCTGATAAGGGTCATATAAAGTTGTTCTTTAATGTCTTTATATGTTCCATATCCTAGTTTATTATAATCCTCAATAGCACTTTCTGCTCTCTTAAGAATTTCTTTATCTTCCAGTGTAGAATCAAATACAGAACTTGGGTCTGCATAAACATTCTTAATGATATAACTGTATGATGTACTATGAATTTGCTCAAAGAAACCCCATACATTTAGACATGCTTCCAGTTCAGGATTGCTAACGTATTCAAGCAGTGTAGGAACACCACGACAGATAACACTATCAAGCATTGTTTGATACTTTAAGTTAGAAGTAAAAATAAACTTCTCATTATCTGTAAGTGTTTGGAAATCTGCCCTATCTTTTTTAAGCTCAATTTCTTCTGGTCGCCAAAAGAACTCTATTTGTTTATTATAAAGTTCCCAGAAGACAGGGTATTTAAATCTATCATATCTTTGTAAACCTAAAGGTTCACCTAAAAACAAAGGTTGAGTTGTAGTATCTACGTTTTTTTTATTTAATACAGTCATCATACCGAGCAACCTCCACCATCGCAACCACTTGTAGCATCAACATCACCATCTGGACTATTAGCGTAATACAAAGTCTTAACTCCTACCTTGTAAGCATAAACTAAATCTTTAATAATAACACTCAATGGAATACTACCACCTTCATGATGAGCATAGTTGTAATAACTATTAGTTGAAATAGACATATCAATCCATTTCTGTAAAGTAGCAATCATATCCATCAAGGGTTTATTGTTCTGAAAATCAAATGCCAAATCATAATACTTTCTATTCTTATGAAATGAAGGAACTAACTGCTTCAACATTCCATTTTTAGCTTTCTTATATGTCAGTAATCTCCTCACTGGTTCAACTCCATTAGTACTATTCTGAATAACACTTGACGATTCACAAGGCATTATAGCACTAACAGTAGAGTTTTTCAACCCATGTTCTTGGATTCTTTTCTTTAAACCCTTCCAATCCATAGAAGGTTTTCTTTTTACAATCTTTTTTGCATTATCATTCGCCCAATCATATGGACATAATCCTTGTGCATATTTTGTTTCATCAAACTTAGGACAAGCACCACTTTCTTCTGCCATCATACAAGAGGCATCAAGTAAATAATACTGTATCTTTTCCATCCATTCATCAACAACTTCCAAACTTTCTGGAGTGTAATAAGATAATTTATTCTTTGCTAGGAATCCAGCAAGATTAGTGATACCAACTCCCAATGAACGACGATTTAATGTAAAGGTTTCTCCTGCTTTAATAGGATAATCCTGATAATCAATTAGTGAATTAAGTAATCTAATTGTAATCTCACATGCTTTTTGCAACTCGTCATCATTATTAATTTCAATCAAGTTGATAGCAGATAGAATACAAATACCAATCTCTGCTTCTGGGTCATCAATGTGATTTAATGGTTTAGTTGGATGGGTAATCTCTACGCAAAGGTTTGTCATCTTTACATCAACATTCCAACTACCATTTTGATTGCAATGGTCTACATTCATTGCGTAAATACGACCAGTCTCTAATCTTTCTCTCGCAAATAGTTCTGCAAGTTTTCTTGCTTTAACTTTCTTACTAAACTGTAAGTCATTACGAGACTCATATTCCAAGTATAAATTATCAAATTCCTCATGACCAAAAGCATCATATAGACCTTCACATTCCGATGGAGATAGTAGTGTAATCTCTTCATCTTTAATTAATCGTTCATAGAATACTTTGGAGAATTGAATACAATAATCAAGTTTTCTAACTCTATTATCGTCAGTTCCACCATTATTCTTCAATACCATTGCATCTTCAATCTCATAATGCCAAAACGGAATATTGACCGTAGCACTACCACCACGAATACCATTCTGACTTGTAGCTTTTACTGCTGACTCAAATAGCTTGAGATATGGAATAATGCCAGTATGAATGACTTCTCCACCTCTAATTGGTGAATTCAGAGGTCTAACCCTGCCAAAGTTCAATCCAATACCAGCACGACGAGCAGTATACTTAGCAACACTTGCTACAGACGAAGTAATACTATCTAAGCTATCCCCAACGTCCACAAGCACACAGGAAGCAAACTGACGAATCTTTGTTCTAACACCTGCCATAACTGGAGTTGGTAAGTTAATCTTAAAAGTAGAAAAATAATCATATGCCTCTTTTACCCTTCTGATTCTATCTTCTCCATAATCCATAAATAAAACCATGGCAATAAGCATATAAGCGAATTGAGGAGATTCATAGAGTACTCCAGTATTTCTATTCTTCAGTAGATACTTATCAACCATTTGTTGCAAACCAGAATAGGTGAATAGATAATCTCTATCATGCTTGATATATTCACCAAGCTTATTTATTTCTTCTTTAGTGTATGCTGACTTTACAGATGGATCATATAGGTCTAATTTTACTAAGTCTTTAATGTGATCAAACAAACGAGGAGGATTATAACCACCCCATACATCTTTACGAAGCTTAAAATTAAGAAGTTTCGCCGCAACGAACTGATAGTTAGGTTCCTCTTCAGAGATCAAATCATTTGCAGAATCAATAAGAATATCATGTATCTCAGTAGAATGTATCTTGTCATGTAGAGCAAGTTCTGCATTCATTTCAATATCAGAAAAACTAACTCCATTAATACCTTTACATGCCCAATCTACAATCTGATGAATCTTTTCAACATTAAACTCTTCCAGTTTTCCATTACGCTTCTTAACTCTAATGTTCATACTTTTTCCTTGTAGTAGATAAAAAAACCCGTTAAAGAATAAACTTCAACGGGTGTAATTTTCATAAGCGACACAGGGTATGTTGTTAGTGTTGAACATATATCAATTATCTTCATCAAGGTTAATATACGTTTATAATAAATTGTATGCTCTTAACTAACATCTAGTATTGGCTGGAAAGTGTCGCTTTAGCTCATATATAGCGTCTTTATATCCCAGCAAATAATTATACACCTAGAAATTACACTTCAAATTTTTTACGAATATTTTTTCATATTTTTATAGACACATGCACAGTATTGTAGATATTTATCCGCTGGTCTATTTTTATTAATCATATCTAATAAATAATATCCTTTCCCATTACATTCTTTACAACCCTTCTTTGCATAAATCTTAGCAGTTTCTATTTTGTTTTCAATTTCTGCTTGACGAAGAATTTCATCCTTTTCCATTTGATCCATTATAAATACCTCAATTAATTTATTATCTCCAACTCCTTACTCTAACCCATTTACCATTTGGTGATTGTGCAGATACGTCACCAGTAAGAGTCATCTTGTATCTTGGAGTACAAGTAGAAATCTTCGGATGACTACCCCCAGAGCCAAGTGGGATTTGCACCCACGAGTCTAGTGTTGTCCATCTGTCTAATCGCTCTAGGCTTCCGACTTTTGACCCCATGAGGTTGGCTATCTTAATTACCTCCAGCTACGGACACGAACCCATGTGCCATTAGCACATTGGGCTGACGCATCACCAGTCAGTTTCATTTTATACCTTGGGGTACAGGTGCCAATCTTGGGGTGAGAACCACCATAACCGATACCTTCAAACTTACCAATACATTTATAAACATGACGGTAAGCATAATTTTTCGCCATATAATCCGCTTCTGCTTGACACTTTTCCTGATCCGTCATGTTATCAGTCCAAATTGGATTATCTACTAATGATAACATTAAAACTGCTACTAATCCTTTAATAACAAAATCCATTATATTCTCCTTAAGGTAACTCTATAAAAAAACCGTGAACTCAATGATAAATTATACCACTAAGTCCACGGTATTCTACACAAAACTATGCTATTTTTCTGACATTTTTTTAACTTGTTCTAAAATAGAGTCAAGTTTTTTATCTCTGTCATTTAATACCATTTTACAACTATTAACATTCATGGCGATGTCATTAATCAGAGTATGATTTTCTTCAACTTTCTTATTAACATCATCCATATGTTCTTCTAAATTACTTAATCTGGTTGTAATAGTTTCGTTCACCCGTTCCTCCAAAAGAATAATCTTTTTAGAGTGATTGTTTAAGGTAAAAAGCATCCATCCCAAAATCGGTAAAAATATCATCCCTAAAACTTCGGCTACATGTCGTATCATTTCCCATGATTCTAGCATTAAATGCACCTCCGTCTAGGAAATTAAGTTTACCAAAGATTTTTAGCTTTGTATTCATCTTGGGTTGGATCAGATCCAGAACCATAGTTGTATACAAGCTCACCGGGAACATCTTGGGTTGGATTAGCTGCATTGTCTGTGCCAGAAGGAATAAGAGTAGCAGAGTTATCAACTCCTTCTCCAAGATTCCAACCACCAGAAACTGCAACTGTAAGTGGTTCTGTATCGAATTGTGCGGTAACAGGATTCCACTCACCATTTCTAATAGCAGTTTTATACAGTTTAACTTCAATCTGTGCTGCTTGGTTAATTGCAGGAGAATCTGCACTATTGGAAGCACCAAACAACATACCAGAATTACCAACACCTGCGATATCTGTAGTTGACTTAACAATTACTTGATCGCCACCATTGAAAGTACCTGCTGCATTTGCCGCAACAACACCTCTTCCGCCTTCATCAATTCCAGAAACAATAGTAATCACAGGATTTTCTTCACCCAAAGGAACATTGGTAAATTTTGGATTAGCACCAAACACTGTTCCAGTTGACATAGCACGAATAGATCCTTGATCAACATCAGTGCCTACTGCAAAACCATTTGCATCAAAGGTGGTAACTTGAGCACCACCAGTAACATTCCAAAATGCCATAATATCACCTCATAAATTAGCATTTGGAAGAAAGTTCCAAACAATATCCTAACAATGTAAATCCTAATCCTATTCTATTTATACACCATCTTATAGTTAGAGGGGTATAACCGTAATCCAAATACCTCTGCTTTACTAAGAGAATTTATATGTTTATCTAAATGTAAATATCCGTTACAAATAGTAGGGACATTAGCATCTTCTTGAGTAACATGAGAGATAACTAGATTGTCTATAAAGTCATCATTATAATAACCGAGAGAAGGTATAAAAATGTCAGCACCATACTCTTGTAATAACTTTGCTATCTGAACAATAATCTCACCACTCTTATCATCTTGCCAGTTGATCATAATTCTTAATGTAGCATTGTAATCTTTACAGATTTCTGCCATGCATTCTACATCAACTTTAAGTGGTATCCAATCATTATTCATTAGATAGTGTCTATGACACACTAAATCAATAGCATTAGCTCCAGATTTGAGTAAGGTAATAGCTTCATGCTGACGCACTTTCCTATCAGATTTACCAAGAGGATAGTCTACAGGTCCAGAAAGTACGAATCCTTCAGGTAAAAACTTTGCTATCTCTCTCATTTGGAAAATGTCTGTGCAAAATCCATTTAAACCCTTATCAATCATATTGAATACTTTACCCATCTCATCTTTAGCATTCAATACATCTTGGGTATTATAGTTACAATATTCGTAGTACATCTTGATATCCTTCATCACCTAAAACACCATCTGCAAATCCATACCATACAGCATCTCGTCCATTAAATATCCAATCTTCTTTGGTGTTTAGTTGGTATTGGATATGCTTCTTTACTTGAGATTTATTTTTGTCTACAAAAAACTCACCATTATTACAAGCATCTGTATAAATATCATACATTGTTTTAAGTGCTATTTTACTATGATTAATACCAGAGATAACTTGTTTATGAGTTCCAGAAACATTACTACTTCCATCATGTATTAACCATTCACAGTTCTCTGATGTTATTCTTAAACCTTTGCCTAATACTGCCTGTGGAATAATACTACCCATAGAGGCAGCAATTCCGTAACAGATATAAACAAACTGACATGGACTATTACGAATAGCATCATACATAGCCATGCCAGCATTCCAGTCTCCACCAATACTATATTGATGAATAATAATGGGGTCTTTAGACTTATTCTCTAATATTCGTAAGTTCTTCAAGAACCCCATTGTAAGTTTTTCATCAACCTCTCCTTCATTACCACATAAATAAATTTCTCTAGTACTTACAGAAAGGTTGTTATCAAATATATCAGTCAGATCCTGATTCTTGTTCGTCATCTTCATTACCCTTAACAAAGGCAACTAATCGCTTCTTTATATTATCCATCACATCTCTATCCTTAAACATCTTACCGATAGCAATTCTAAATCTATAAGATGTCAATACATCAACTGTCTCTACACCTAAAACATTACCTATAAGTTTCTCAAACTCTTCAGTTCCAGTTTTATTTCCATCGCCCAACATAAAGTTAGTATGTCCAACCCAGAATTTAAAATGTCTACTAGCAAGAGATTGTTCTGTAAGAGGTAATATTCCAAATGGAGTCATAATAGACCTAATCATAGGTTGCATTTGACCCAAACCTTCATCTAATCCAAGTGCCTCTAAATCTTCAGGATCAATCTCATCATCAAAATCATCCATCTCTTCTGCAAGATCTTCTAGTGTCTGATCGTAAGCATCAATCCACTTTTCCCATCCAATATCATAATCATCAGAGTATTTCATATCATCACTCATTTTTCTCACCTCTTATATTAAATATTTTGGTGGGGTCTATTTTACGTTTTTTTTCTTTTTCTAATTCTTTTACTTGTTCTTGTAGTGCATCTAATATTTGTATTTCGTATTCTTTCCAAAAACTAAGTGTTGCCTCTGTAAATACTTGTTCATCTTCACTTTCTGCATAATTTTTAATTGCATCAATTAGTACTGGATTTAATTCACCATGAACTAGGTTACATATTAGAGTTGCTGTCATTTCTGCACTCTCTACACTTTTATCATTTGCATCTACTGCAAAAATATATTCTCCAGTTTCTTGGTTAAGTTGTAATAGCAGAGAAAAAGAGGGATTATCCATCAATGCTTCTTCTGCTCTAAATTTTATTTGTTCTTCTTTTACTTCTTTAGGTTGTTCTTTTTTTCTTAAAAAGTTAAACATATATACTCCTAATAAAAAAGGGGATATACAATTATACCCCCTAAAGTAGTTCCTATTGAAGTTTTTCTGACATTATAGTATTTATACTATATCTGTCAATATATTCTTTGCTTCTTCTTTTACTATATACATTGGGCGACCTTCAATTGATGACCATGACATTTTTTTGTCAATGCCAAGATGGTCAAAGATAGTCCACTTCAAATCCTCTGGTTCACATGACCCATCATCTGGTGCCTCTGCGTTCTTATCAGAACTTCCAATAATTCTACCCATATCATAACTACCACAACTAATCATGAGTGGAGCAAGTCTTGCCCAGTGGTCACGACCACCATTAGCATTAACTTTAGGAGTTCTACCAAACTCTGATGTTACAACCAGCATAACTCTTTCATATAGTCCTCTTTTCTCTAATGTATCAATAAGTTTAGCAAGATAAGTATCTAGTTCTACTTGTCTATTATTTAAACCAGCAGAAATGTTATTGTGCATATCCCAACCGCCATAATTGATAGTAATAAACTTTGATCCGGTTTCTATCAATCTTACAGCAGTTAGTAAGTCTTTACCAAAACTTGTCTCTTTATAATCTTCGTATTCAGTATCTTGTTCTACTTTGAAGGCTTTTGATGCCTCACCCAAGATAACCTCTACTGCCTGACCTCTCAACTCTTTCCATGATTTAGCAAGCATACTTTTGTTTTGGAAGTTTGATTCAACCTTATTTAACATGGCAATACGAGCAGCAAACCTTTTATCAGGTACTCCAAGTTGCAGGTCTTTTCTACCTTCTCTAGTAGCATCATATCCAGTATATCTACCACCCATCCAAGCAGCATCGTCATGTTGAATGCTATTTACTTTAATATAAGTTGGCAAGCCATTAGGAGCATTGGTTCCATGAGCACCAGCAGTTACGCTGCCATAACTAGGCCACTTTTGAGTAGTTCCTGCACCAAAATTAGGTTCTCCAGTCATCACCCAATGAGTAGCACTAGCATGATTAGCATCCCTATGATGGAAAGCCCTCGCGAGAGCAATTTTATCTCCCTTTTTCGCAAGTTCCTTAAATAAACCGCCAAGTTCCATACCAGCAACATTAGTGCGAGCAGTGCCAGTGACAGACCTGTAGTTAGATGGAGCAAGGGGAATTGGGTTAAAAGTTTCAATATGGGTAGCACCACCACCAAGAAAAACATAAATAACTGCATTTTTATCCTTCTCATTCGTATCTTGTGCGAATGAAACATTCCCTTGAGTTAACATGCCTCCCATGGCACCAGTAGTCAATAGAAAATTTCTTCTATCCATTATAAACCTCCAATTTACCAAGCTCTACAAGACCAGTATCGTGCCTTCCACTTTGGACCGGGGTTATCACAATTATGTCTTGCTCTAAAACTTTTTCTACGTTCAGGAATATTCTTTTTGATTTTCATATTAGGATCACCAAAACGAACAATAACTACATTACCACTTTGATTCTTGGTATAAACAGCGAACTTTTTTGGACCTTTAGGGGTTCTAAAAGGCTTATTAAGAGTAACTTTTCTACCTTTATATTCAGCAGCAAATGTAGATGCTTTAGCTCTTGGATGACCCTTCGGCAAAAGATCATTATCTGTAGTATAGGCAGAATTAGATGGCTTACCAGTTCTCAATAGAGTAAGGAATGCATTTACTCTAGCCATAGCCCATCCATCTCTAGACATTTTAGGGGCATGACTTGATGAGTACGCTCCTGCACCACGACGATAGACAGCCTTAAGCATACCTAAAGTTGCTTTTGAGCCTTTACCTTTTGCATTATGCTCTGCTACTTTCTTTGACAACTTTGCAGTAGTTTCTTTGCTAAAAGTAATCTTACCTGACTTATCCTTAGCACTATCAGGCTTGTTCTTTTTAGATCCTTTCTTTTGATCTTTCTTAGGAGCAGGGGTTCTTCTAGGATCTTTTGGTCCCGGTTTATCTGCTTCTGCATAGTCTGCCTTACCCTTAATTGCTTTCATGTACTCTCCATGATCTTTTCCGGGCATAAATACATTTTTACCATCTTCACTTTTATGAGAATGAATATCATCTAATCCAAGCTCTTTTGCTCTTTCCATAGCTTCACCGGGATTATCAAATACATCTTTAGAAAGTTCTTCTGCTGTAGCACCTTGCCAAGTCATAGTTGGAGGAGCAGTTACTTGATGTTTGCCTACAAAAGAGGTATCTTTCTTTTTAGGTTCAGGGTCTTTACAAACTGAATCAGGTTCACTTAAATCTGCTTTAGAGACAAAGGATAACATTCTACCATTTTTCTTATAGTTACCTCTTCTCTCAAAATAAAACAACTCTCCGGTTACAGGGTCTTTATATTTAAATGCTCCTTGTGCTCTTTTTAGAGCTTCTTGAGATGGTCTATCCTTATCTCCCGGTTTTGCAGGACGATAGTTTTTACCTTCTCTTTCTTTCTTTTTACGAATATTTTCCCATAGACCAGCAACATCAACTTCTTCTGTTTCCTCTCCAAAATCAACATAATCTGATTCTTCAGGAATAACAAAGTTTGCCTCTGTCAATTCTTCAGTATCACCTAAATCTGCTGCCTTGGACTCAAAATGTTCTGATAAGCTATTAAATAAATCTTCTTGTTTCATTGGTAGAACTCCTAATAAGTATAGTAGAAATACTATATATTATACACCACTTATTCGTTTCCAAATAGTATCTAATGTGTGCTTGAAAGGCTCACCATCAATAGTAGCAACCAGATCCCACATCTGCTGTGCAATCTCTCTAATCTCTACTTGTGCATGTTCAGAGTTACGAAGTTTGATAAAGTTTGCAAAACTACGCATATTAAACATAATATCTGCTTGGATTTGACTGTTATAGGTTTTGAAGAATCGTGCTGACTCTTTTGCTCTTTTACGCCCCAAGACTGGTTCAAGGTCTGCAATACACTCATGATACAGTTGATTACCTTCTTGAGTATAAAGAGAAAGTTTCCTTGCCCATTCATCAGACCAATCTTCTGGAATATAATACTTATCTTCTTTTAGTTCTTTATAACGAGCAGACTCTGCATTTAGTGATGAAACACGATGTTTGAGCAGATGTATATGACTAGCAATATCTGTATCAACCAAGAAATGCACAACGCCTTTTTCAAATGGTGTTTCGTGCCCGTTTGACCAAAGCATATCAATAAGTTTTCCAACTCTTTGTCTTTTCTCATCTGTCAAATCCCTTGATGTAGATGTCCAAGCAGAGCAAGCAATAACTTCATCACTACCATAATAACCTAATAGTTCTACACTATTTTTCATCTTATTCCTTTATTTCGTAAATGCCAGTATCTCTTACTAAATTCACAGCATGTGCGGTCTTCATACCATCTGGTTTAGCATCATTAACAAGTACTCTAGGACCAGTTGGCAATCCCATTACTAGTTGGTCATAAAAAATTCCCGCCTCATGCAATTGCCTTTCCGTAGATGCCCTTACACCTTCAGGTCTAGCAGTTGTCAAAATAATATAATGACCGCCCATTCTCCACTCTAGGAGTTTTTCTACCGTTCCATCAAGTACTTCCATATTACCTCTAATCATATCCGCTAAATTATTCTTATGATGAATAAGTGTTCCATCAATGTCTAATAAATAAGTTTTTCTGTTGGCAGGCATTTCTAATTTCATTATAACTCCTTCTGGTAAACTCTAGCAATACATTGACAATCTTTATCACAATAAGGACAACTATGTTTATAACTATCATAGTATCCGTTTAGTTCTTCTATCACTTCAAAACCATTCTTTTCTAAAATACTACAACTTGGACAACTACCATCTGGTCTTACCCAAGCATATGATCTAACATATTTACAACCTTGATCTTTTAGATATTTTAATCTAATGTCAGTTAATTCTTTTGCAATACCTTTGCCTCTATAGTCTGGATGAACTACAACACACTTAAGTATACCTACATAACCTTCAATTACAACAGATGCCCAAGCAACTAATTTTCCAGCAAAAGACATCCATGCATGGTCAATAACTTCTAAATGCTCACTAAAATAACCTTCTCCAAGTTCTGCATCTACTAATTTACGAGCATTATTATATCTATGGAGAAACTTACAATTGATGTAGTCTAAATGCATCCTTACACGCTCCTATCATGATGAGTTCTATTCACTCTTACAAACATAGCAGTTTTAGGTAAATCTTTTAGTGTTGTAGCACCAGTATAAGTGCAACCACTTCTAATACCACCATCAATATCTCTAAGAACATCAGCAACTGGACCTTTATAAGGGACTTTCATAACTCTTCCTTCGCTACTTCTGTAGTCTTTTAATCCAGTTCCATGTTTCTCTTGTGCTTTCTTAGAAGACATACCATAGAAGACAAGGTTTTTCTTTTCTTTTGTTTCTTGGCTGTATTCCCACTCGCCATCACACTCATCTGTACCAGCAAGCATACCACCAAGCATCATAAAGTCAGCACCCGCAGCGAATCCCTTGACTACATCAGCAGGTAGTCTACAACCACCATCTCCACATACAAGACCGTGACGCTTATCTTCTGATTTTAAACCGTGTGCTGCATGAACACATTCATCAATAGCAGAAAGTTGAGGATAGCCAACTCCAGTTTTCAATCTTGTAGTGCAAGCAGAACCGGGACCGATACCAACTTTTACAATGTCAACTCCACCATGAAGAATAAGTTCCTGAACCATTTCTGGAGTAGCAACATTACCTGCCATAATAATAGACTTTCTAAAGTCTTTCCTGACCATTCTACAGAAGTCTACAAATCCTTCACTATAACCATTCGCCACATCAATACAAATGTTCGGTTGTAGACCACTATCAGTATGAAATTGTTTTAGTTTAATAAACTCAGTAGGCTTCATACCCATAGAATACCAAATGTATTGAAGAGCAGCGATATTATGTTGATCATAAAATCCAACAAGATCTCTAACATCATAATGTTTATGTAGACAACAGATATGTCCCATTCTCGCCATTGCTTCTGCCATAGCGAAAGTTCCAGTAGTATCCATATTCGCCGCCATGATAGGAACACCATTCCATTCACGATGAGAATGATAGAATAGATACTTCTTTTGAATATCTACTTGTTTCCTACTCGCCGTTCTTGATCTTTGAGGCACAAGTAAAACATCATCAAAGTCAAGTTTCGTCTCGTTTTGTATTTTCATCTTCTACAATCTTGTAATGTTTAAGTAAATGAGGAGGGATCTTCCAAGATATTTTTCCCTCTGCCATAGTAAAAACATGCTCTCCAGTATCTATGCCCTCATAAGTCCATAAAGAACCGGGAGGGTATATCCGATACTTTTCCCCAAGTCTAAAAATCATAGATCTGCTTCTTTCACAAAAATGCCATCAACCATTTTGCCTTTACGGTCTTTGATATCATCCCATGCTCTTGCTAAACATTCAGATAGAGTAACTCCATTACGAGTAGTGATGTTGAGCATTACAACCAACATATCACCAATATCATCTTTGATATCTTTACCTTTGCAAACACTATCAGATAACTCACCAAGTTCCTGTAGTAGTTTTAGAGTCTGGTCTTTATCAGTACTCCCATCAATAAGATTTCTATCATGATGCCACTGAACAACATTATCAATAAATAAAGACAATGTGGGTTCTGGTTTATCTTCTTCGTTTATATAAATAATATCATCCTCAACAAAGGCTTGCAATACAGTATCGTTATTCAACATGTTCATTCTTGCGTTATGATCGTCCAATCCACTCATTTATTAATCTCCCTTATACATTCATTGAAAAAAGAGTAGTCCAATGTGGACTTGTCAATAAAAATAAGTTCAGGACCACCAAGGCCAAGAACATCTCTTATTCTATCAAAAGATTCACAATTGTCAATCATTTTTGGTTTAGAAACATTAGTATAAACTATTTCATCAATACCACACTGATGCATCATCTGATAACAAGAGGCACAGGGTTTACCTGTAACATAAACCCTCATGCCTTGTGTAGATTTACCTTGACGAACTGCATTATAAATTGCATTCGCTTCAGCATGTATCATAAATGGATACTTATCAGGTCTTTTATTTGGTAGTTTAGAGTTATTAATACCCCTAATGAATCCATTGTAACCGTGAGAAACGGGAGTGTTATCCATAGGATTTACGATAACACATCCACATTGAGTTTCTGGGTCATGACTTTTTCTAGACCAATAAACTGCATCTAAAAGATAGACATTATCCCAATAATATTTACGAGTCTTTATAGGATTTGTATACTCAAAATCCCACATATCATCTGTCATAGTACACCTAATAGTTTTTCTGCTGTATGTGCCCAAGTAAATTTCTTTGCAGTTTCAATACCAGCAGGATTAGTTACTGGTTCTTTTTTCCAACTTTCATAAGCAGTTCTCATATGATCAGCAAGTTGCTTAACTTGATCTTGACCAAGACTTGCCCACTCTCCAACCTTACCGTCAAACCAAACACCATCAAATGCCGGTTCTGTTTTTTCAATGTCAACAAGAGCACAATTCAATGTATCACAGAATTGTGTGTGACCAGAATAGTTAGTAGCGATGACTGGCTTACCCATACTCATCATTTCTAGTAGTTCTAGATTCCAACCTTCACCTCTTGCAGGGAAAACTCCACAATCAACCTGCCCCATAATTTGTGCAACCTCTTCAGAAGTATTCACCCTTGGAATAAGTTTCACTCTAATATCAGAAGCATACATATTTTGGAACTGTTCTGATTGCTGCTTCGCTTGAGGGAAAGGATTTTCACACATCATGAAAAGTTTAACATCCCTAACTTCATCTGGGAATGCCATTTTAAATGCCCTAAAAAGCACATCATGACCTTTACGCACTTCCCACTTACCGCAATTAAATATTACAAACTGAGTCCCAGAAACATTACTTTTATCTTCATTAAAGACTGATCTATCGACTCCCAGTGGAATAGTGTGAACTTCATTTTCAGGTCTTCCAGTTTGCTCTAAGACAATATCTCTGGCCCAATCGGTACATGTAATGACTTCATCACAACAGTCTAGATTTTTCAATCTACGTTTATCAAATTTATTCAATTCAAATATTGGAAATCCATAATATTTACCTCTACCAATTCTTTCTGCGAGACTATGCTCATGCCAAATTTTCAAACAAGGAGCAGAAGCGTCAAAGTCATTTTGTTTATTCATGAGACCTTGAACAAAATCAGCATCCTCTTGTGTTGTTGGTTGAGGTTGACCAATAGGAAACAATGCTACATCAGCAACTTTATCTAGTTCCTTTAAGATATTCAATCCGGCAACACCGTAACCTAAAGGATTCACTGCTGCCATAACATTAATCTTTTTCATACCATCCATCCTCTCTTTTTTCATAAAGTTCACACATACTCATGTGTATTTCATAACAAGGTTTATTATAATGTGTCTTACCTTCATGTTCCTGATTACGGAAGATAAGGTTGTCTTTCTGTACTAAATCTTCTCTCTTACAAATGAATGCTTGGTCACATTTCTTATTCAAGAAAACAAAGTAATCTACCTCTGTATTTATATCATAATTAATATAGTCATCGTGAGCAGAAGTAATGATGGTGCTATATCTAATTCTACCACCTTTTTTCCAAAGTTCGTCTTTTATTTCTGCTCTTACTGCAAATTCATTATCTTCAAAATCTTTTAAGAAAAGAAACTCATCTAGAAAGATAGATTTTTGATCTTCATCAGTTGTCCAACCAAATTGATTTTGAAACAAATCTAGGGTATTTAGGACAACTTTCTTATTTATAACTTTATCCATAATAATACCTAAAAAAACCCACCAGCAAACAGTGTCACTGATGGGTTTCTATAAAGAGAAATCAACTAAAATGGAGCAGAACCTACTGGCTCATCAAAGTTTACTTCCGGTTCTTTAGCAACAGAACTATTTACAACCTTTGGAGGGAGATCAATCTTGTCAGCACGCAAGGAAATCTTTGAACGCTTTTGCCCATCAGTTTCCCATGTTTCACGACGAAGACGACCAGTCACCATGACGTAATCACCCTTCTTTAGATTGTTACCAAAATAGTTTGACTGCTTACCCCATAGATCAACGTCTACAAAAACAGTCTCTTCTTGTTTTTCACCATTCCTATCATTCCAAATACGATTAGAAGCAACAGATAGTTCTGCCACACTAGATCCAGAAGGAAGGGTTTTCAAAGAAGCATCCCTAGTCAAGCGACCACTAATAATAACTTGATTCAAATCACTCATACAAATCTCCTAAACAACATCATAACCACGATAACGTAAAGCCTTACGAGCAAGGCGACGAGCGTACTGCGTCCCGTTGGAACGAAGCAAATTGCGAAACTGACCAGCAGCATCAGTAAATGATAGTGCTTTAGTCGTAGCACTTGCAGAAACGTCATTAAACGCAAAATCTGCTAATGCTTGCAAAGTGTTATCGCATCCCAACAAAACATTCCAATCTGTAGTTTCACTAGTTCTCATGAAACAGTCCTCTATAAAAAGTGAAGAAACACTAAAAACGTATGCTTAATTATACGTCAAATTCACTAACTGTCAATTACAATCTTGAGTTTTTTCAGATTAATTTCGATTACAGTAGATTTACCAACATGACTAATCTCAACTTTATCTATAATCGACTTAACCTTATCAATATCTTTACGAGAAATATTATATTTCTTTAAGATACCATCAATGGCATTTTCTATAATGCCACCGCCAAATCTCTCTTCTTCATTACTCATGCCAGAGTTCCCATGAAATAGCTGCAAGTATTTTAGCAAGATCATCCCGTCTGTCAATATCTAATTCAATATTTTCTAGACCTATCTGATCCACAATTGCTTGATCAATTGCTTGACCAAGACCTGTATATTTACCTTTCAAGGAAATACCTGCGTAGTTAATCTGACCAGCAGTAGAATTATACTCTCTAAATTGTCCTGTAGTCTTCAAAAATCCCGGTTCTTTTCTAACAATATGTGATAATTGTGCATAGAACTGTGCTAATCTGATTCTATCATCATCAGCTTCGCGAATAGTTTCCGCAGTATCACCAATAACAAGATCACGAATACCAGCAACTTCTTCTTTCAAGGCATCAGATGGCTCATCAACCTTTTCAAAAACCACATTTACTGTAGAAGAACCAAAGCTATCATCAGGTAAGTTATTTAGAACTCCTTCTTTAATTTTAGGCCAAAATAAACCAAGGGCTACAATAAGTAACCCAATGCTTAATTTAGTAGAATCTTTCATGATTTAACCTCATGTTTTTCTGGCTTATTCAACAAGGGAAATACATCTGTATCAAGTACTTTACATACCTCATGCAATCCCTGTTCGTGAGCACATGCTTTGAGATCATGCCATTTCTGCACCAAACACATAAAATCGTGACCGTCATCCAAAACTGGTGAAGGCACAACAGGTGGTGGTACAACCGGAGGAGGAATTACAGGATCAGGTTTCTTTTCATCAGACTTCAAAAATACAGAAGCAACAATAACAAGTCCTAATCCAATCAAGATCACCTGAACAATATCTAGATTTTCAAACATCATATTACTCCGTTTTGCGTAGTGAGTCACCAACAATCCAAGAGGCAGCTAAAAGAACAACATACTGAACTGTTTCTGGATCAACTTCAACTCCAAGGCTATTTGCACATGCTACAGCAACACCAGCAACAGCAACCCAAACACGACGACTTTTCCAAATACTTTGCAATTTATCCATAACTTTTCTCCCATTATCTAATTGAGGAAACTAAATCTTTAAATTCGCTTTCTCCATAGTCACGAACTACATTACCAATAGAAGAGATAACAGCATCTCTTTCATCATCAGTATATTCTTTCAGTTCTTTTCTTGCTTCTCTCCTCATTAATATCCTCATCATTAAACCACGTTTTTTAATGAAGTTATGAATGTTTTTAGAAGATTTAGAAAAGTAAATAACATTTATTGCTTTGATAAGATTAATAATAATATTAGCGATTGCAATAATCAATAATGGATCAAATCCATACTTATCATTATCAATATCATCAAATACCTTATTAGTAAAATCTATAACTTGCTTGGATGGATCTGACATACTTATCTCCTAAAAATTCCAAAAATTCTTTGCAATAAACCCTTACGAGGAGAACTTGTATTTTGATCACAATCCTCTTGTTCTGGTGTTGGTGGTTCTGGTCCTGATGGTTTATTTACACATCCACATTCACCATTGTCACATGGACATTTAGTTTGATGACCATCACCTTGAGTAATTATACCCGTTTTTTTATTGCATGGACAATTATTGTTTTCATCTGGAGGAACCACTGGGATGTCGTCCTCTCCACCAAGAACGACATTTGTAATCCCAGTAGATATTTCAGGTCTAAAATCAAGGTGTTCCTTTTCAATAGCAGCACCCATACCTAATAAACCAGCAATAACTAAAAGTATTTTATTCATTATAGGTAATCTCCTGTTCCATAATCAGGTAATTTTCTTGCAGGGAATCCATCAACATCACTAAATACCCATGAACCTCTACCAGACAACATACCTCTAGCATCTTTTTCTCTAATCCAAAAGCTACCATCTGGTTGACCTAATCTTTTAGGACCACTATTCCATTTACCCCATGAGTTTTGTACTAAAAAGAGAGTTTCTTTATAAACTTCATGACTATCATCACAAGCAATCCATGCCATAGCATGTGACCAACCACCACTCCTTTTAGCAATACCATATTTATCTCTTTTACTTGAAAAACCATAACCAGAACAAACTGAAATTCCATAACCATTAGCTAAGGCATCTCTAGCCTCTGATACAGTTGTAATCAATGAGATAGTTTTGACTTGATGTTTCTTTGCTTCATCTTTATAAATACTATTAGGGATGCGATGATTTGCACCAAGACTAGAATTATATTTAGATAAATCTACTTTACCATAATCTTTTCTAATCAATAATCCACCATTCTGATGAACATATCTAGCAGCACCAGAACAAGACATTCCTTGACCTCTGTGACCTCTAGATTGGTAGATTGCTTCAGTAGCACCTCTAGCATCAAACTCTTCAGGTTGTTTTTTAATATCAATTTCTACTGCTCTAGTAATATCTACAGCATTTCTAGTAGAATGAGATACACAATCACCTGTAGTTTGTCTCTCAGAAGGACCAAAGCCGGGATCAAATTTAAGTAAAGATTTAAATGGAGCACTGACTTTACCTTCTCCAGCACCATAAAGTTCGTATGCCGCAGCACCAAACATAGGCATAGGAAGTTCACCAAGAAGTTTTCTTACATCTTCTTCATCACAATCAACTCCTACAAAACCATTCCTATAAGCATTTAATAATTCTCTAGGACTGTTATAATCACTCATTTTAAATACCTCTGTAAATCAACTGCATAAGCAAGTCTATCACCAATACCTAAACCAATATGACCCAATGCATCATCAATATATTCCCAATCTTTTTCTGCAAATTCTAGTTCGCCTGCCTTGACTTTCTTAGAAAACTTTTCTGGACCTTCAATAGCAACTCCTTGCCTAATTGCTTTTTTCTTACCTTCTGGTCCAGTATAGCATTTTCCTTCATCTCCCCACTTCCATCCACTTTGTTTATCCTCAGAACATTTTTTCAAAGGCATATTTCTATCCTCATTTAAAAAAGAAATCTTATATATTAATATACACTTTTTTTAAGTTCACTAGAAGAATAAACTTTGGGTAAATCTAGGAACTTTGTCTCTATATGATATTTATGACAGACAATATCTTCTTGACTTTCATAATTTTCTGGATTTCTATCACCACTATTGTAAAATACTAAATTTTTATCATTATAATCTAGTGCCAACATACTAATACTTTTAGCAACAGATCTATCGTCATCAATAGATAAAAATACTTCATCTACAGATTTTAGATTTTTAACAATAAACGCCCTATGCTTAGTATCCATAAAAGGAGTAGAACCTTTTAGCTTAACCTGATAATCGTTATTAACAATAACTACAAGATGATCGCAATCCTGCTTGGCAGCATTAATATATTCGATATGCCCTCTATGGATTGGATTAAAATATCCAGAAACTATTCCATATCTCTTCATTATTATCTACTCCTATTTATACAAGATTTTTTCTTCTCTCAATTTACTATTGAAAAATTTATCCTGTAAAGCTTTTTTCTTATTAAATCTTTCGATATTTGCATCATCAATTTGTTTTGCAGTAATCTCGTTACCGCACCTCATTTCATCAATTAGAAAAAATGTTATCTTATTGATATCAAATAACTCCTGATATTCTTGAGAAGATACAATCTCGTCAAAATTATCAACCTGTGAACTCAAATGATTACAGCATTCATTATATGTTTCTTTTTTTTCCACAGAAGGATGTAGTGTGTTTTTTACATCTAAAATAGCCAAGTAATCAAATGCATACGCCTCATCTACCAATAATTCAATCATAATATAAACCCTTATTTAATCCACCAATCTAATGTTATGTCTGCCGCAGCAGGATTATTTGGAAAATCCAACCCGTACCTTGGAAAACTTTCTTGCAACAACGATTCTTCAAAAATGCAATCATTTCTAATATAAAGTAGCTCTAATACATCTGGAATCCCCTCTACAACAGCAGCAGAATTATTATTACCGTGAATATGTACTAATTTATAGTGTTTGTTAATAAGGGTTAATAGGTCAATCTTATTTTGCCATCTTAACTCTTGATTATAGGCATTGATCAAATATTGTGGTTCAAGATGAGAGTTCACGACATCATGTATCTCAATGGCTAATTGATTAAAATGATCAAAAATTTTCTCTGGACAATATAAAAGTGTCTCAAACTCATTCCCTTCAATATCCATTTTTAAAACCATATTTGTTTTTTCTGTATGATTATTATCTACAATATGCTTGTAAATATTTGTAGAATTTACATATTGACTTTTGAAATGAATGTATGGATCGGATGTCCAAAATCCATTTTTTAAATTGTCATACATATAAACGTGCTTTTGTAATTTTGTCATATGCCTGTCAAAAGTGATCCAGCTTTCTTCAGGACCAACTCCATATGAGTAGATTATGTCTGTATCATCTAGTAGGGCGGATGAAAGTATATAGGCACCATCATAATTACCACCATATCTCTGTAGATGTTTATATTCATATGGCACTAGTAGAGATTTAATGGTATTAATTTTATCATTCATAATTAGCCTCTAATATTATTTGTAAAAGTATTTTTTGTAAATATGTGGATTATTAACAACGTAAGACGGATAATTAGTATCGTCAGTAATCCCTAGCTCGATACCTACCATATTTAAATTTTCAATATGGATGAATTTTTTATCTGGATTTTTCAAGTACTGGTCGAAATAAACCTTGAACTGCTCTTCACTAGGAATCTTTGTTTTATCATACGGCTCAATACACGAATAAGCCTTTTCAATAATTTTCTTATAACCTCCCAGCCAACTTAGATGCCATCCAGCGTTTGGTAATTTTTGATAATGATTTTTACCATCTTTGATATTTTGGATAGTCGCACGTTGTAATAGCTCTGGCTTAAACACTGCTGTTCCGGGCCAAATTTTATTTTTTGCCTTTAGATTCATAAAGTAAACAAAGAAATCTATGTCGCAAGTGAACACATCTAGATCTCTATAATCATTATCTAACGCATTCTTTAACACTTTAGCATTTGGAATCTCATCGAGATCTGAAATCATAATTCTATCAGTAGAACATATGTTTAGTTGAGACAGACCGTTAATTAGATAGTTCCTTTGGAAATTTTCCATAGTCCATAAGTTGCCATCATTACTAGGGCATTCTGTAATTTTTAGATAGATAATTTTTTCTTTAAATCTAGCAAATCTATCCATATTTGCCTCAAGGAAAAAGGGTTTATCTATAAGACTTTGTGTCTTGTTTGCCTCTGCGATGATAAAATAATCTACAATTTCATCTAATTCGTGAAGCCTAATATCGAGTAAATCTAATTCATTAAAAAACGGAAAACAATCAACTAACATATTTTATTCCTTTATAATTTTTTGGAAGGTGCTTTCAATTAAATTCATATCAATAGTATTAGGATGGTTCCCCCTAAGATAAACGGCATTTGGATTAATTGGTTCATAAATCACTGAAGAGTTTAAACCTTTATAACCCCAACTTTCTATAGAATAAAGACCTAATGTTTTATGACTATACGCAGAAGCTACCCAAGACATACCAGTATTGACAGTGATAAGTAACTTACAACTTAACATATTGACTACGCTATTGAAATAGTCTGTATCTTCATAAATAACATTTTCTAACAGGGGCTGATTAGCAGAACTAAGTTGAAGTACCTCATAACCCTGTCTCCTTACCATAGATACGATTTCATTTGCTCTATCAATAGATAAATCTTTAGGTGCTGACGATGTAAAAGGGGCTATGCATACACAATTTTTGTAATTCTCATTGTCGTTAAACCATTTTATTAGATTACATTGTAAATCTTTAGGTGGAGTAATATCGTTCATCAGACAGGATTCTTCTGTCTGAGATACACAATGATTATACCAATCTGCTCTTTTATGTTGAGGCATTCCATTGAATACTATATCAAAATTTTCTTTTCTCAGGAAGTCCACATCTTTTGTATTAGGCCAACCGTGGTAACTGTCGTAGCAGTGAACCGCATCTATGTATTTATGATTTTTAAATAAACTTTGCATATCACTATATTCTTTATATATCCCCAGCGTCAAATGACTATTAGGATACATCTCTTTGAACCCCCTAGCAACTACGGTGTTCATAATAATATCTCCACGTTGACCCAAATTCCAACCTATAGCCCTCATAGATTCGTATACTCCCTTGGTGTTTTACCATAAAACTTTGGTTCATTTTTTACAAACATAGGTCTTGACTCTGTAAGTGGGGCATTTCTAACTAGAAAACAGACAGACTTACAACCGATATTACAATAATCTACTTCCTCAACAATCCAACCATATTGCTCAATAAATGTTTTAAAATTATTTTCTGGATAAAATATACCGGGATAAATAGTTGGATGGGTAATTGAAACGTGAGGTATTGTAAATAAAGCTTTCTCATTTTCTTTTAACAATCCTTTCATCTCTAATAAAATATTATCTAGACCAGAGATATGTTCTATAACTTCACTAGCGATTAAGAAATCGAACTTCTCCTCATTGTCGAATAGATAAGAGAATGGATAGTCTAGATTTACTTTAAGTAAAAAGAAATCACATAACTTCTTATTAATTTTAGCACCATCTATACCCACAAAAAAATTGTTAGGATTAAGTCTCTTGAAAAAGTTTCCTTTTCCACACCCAACATCAATAATTCTTTTATTTTCTATTGATTTTAGATTGAATCTATCAACAATCCAATCAATTCTTGGACCGTGTTCTACATCATAATGATCTTCGTAGTTAGATGATGCATTTTTTTGATAAAAATTATCTACCGAGTTATCAATATTCATTATTTCCCCTATCATCTATAAGAATATAACCTTCATCCAAAAGGTTTATTGAAACCTGATCCTTTGAAAACATATTATAAATAAATGACATACCACCGGGAACCTGTAGCCATTCAACATTACCATTTTGATACTCATCAATTCTATAAATTCTAGCATCATCACAAATAATATAGTTATTAGAACTACCTCTGTATTTCTTAATTAATGCGAGTTCCTCTTGTAAGGGGACGGCATTTAGAGCCGATACATCGAATTTTGCACCATTAAAATCTGCATTTGGAAAATGAGCATCTAAAAAAACAGAACATTATCTTCCTGCTTGATATCACCAGAACTTAACCATTTTTCTAAAATTTCAACAGAAGTACCTATTTCTATTTGCGAAGAAGGAAATCTTTGCCTAGCACGATTAACCATTTTTGCATCTATATCTACCGAATAACACTTATCAAAGCATTTAGAATTAACTGCCTTGTCTAGACATGACCCGGAACCCGTACCTGTTTCGATATAGATATTACATCCATATTTACATACGTCAAATCTTTTTAATGAACCCATAATAATTATCCTCTAGATTTTAGTATATGAATAAGTTGCACCAGTATCTATTTCTGTATTGTTATAATACATATTTCCATGGTCAAACCATACGTTATGATGAGACATAGGTAAAAAACTTTCGATGTCTCTCGGCAAGAGTATTTTTTTCTGAACCCTTGTGTAGCAATTCGCCATATTCATCATACTACTATTAATACCAATAAACATCATAGATTCAGATATCAACTTGGCTGTCTCCCATAGTCCCAACCCCAACATTTTCTTGAATGGAGTTGGTTTATCTTTGGGTCCACCTATTTGCACTATCTCAAAATCCTTATATGTTTCTGAGATATGATTAATGACATTATCGTGCATCGGTTCTGTTTCTGACTTGCCAGTTGTATGTACAAGAATCCTATTAGTATTTATTTTTCCTTCTTCATTATAGTATAGTCTAGGGTGCCTTAAACAGGGAGAATATGATGTTTTGAACGCATTATTGAAAAACATAAAAAATCTATCAGCATGAGACTTAAAGCCCTCTGCTGGAAAATGGCGAGATACATTCCACATATTCAGCGTATTGATATTACTTGGTACAGACCCTCTAATAACATATGGGTTGTGATCAAAAACCCACGAGTTAGAAACATCATATACTTTCTGCCCTGTGTTGTGGTAAATATTTTCAGGTATATGAGTAAATTGAATAGCATCTCCAATACCTAAATAACTATCTAACTGGATACCTAACATTTATATATTCCTTTTAACAATATAAGAATTAAGATCATTTAATATTTCAGGAAACAAAGCGCTCGCGGGATTATTAAACACATTTTGAATCATTTGACTAACAATGTTCACATCAAAATTTAAAGGGAATACATTTTTATCAAATATAAGCCATCTAACTAAATGCGATGGTGCAACTTGTCCGTATTGACTACAATATTTACTGAATAAGAAAACGGGTTTACCAAAATGATATGGTATATATCTAATACCGCTATCTATACCTAAAAAACATTTACAATTTTTTGCTAATTGAAAAATATCCTCAATAGAATCTGCTGTATTAATAGTTATATTTGGATGATTGAAAAAATCATTATAGTAATCCATATATTGTTTTTCTATAACAATAACTATTTTAATATACCTACTAAGAGTATGCAATAACGCATTTACATATCCCTGTTCTAAATTATACGGCGAATTTGGTCTTGAATGTAGATGTACTAGTAAATAATCATCTTTATATCCATTTTCTTCAAAATCAAATAGCGGTTTGGGGAAATGATAATAATACCTTAACCATTCAAAATCATAGTCCAACCATTTCAAGCCGTCAATGTGTAAGTCATAAAATTTATCGCAATCATACAGCTTATTTAATGTTTCTTTTTTGTGATTTTTGATATGAGCAGGATAATTTTCTCGCCCAAACTTACTATTGATTAAAAATTCTTTACTTTCCCTCTCTTCTATAACCTCTCCACTTCTATAAAAATGTGGGAAAAGTTTTAATAATAAATTTAAAGTCCTGTGATTCCCCTCTGTATCTGAGAACACATTTATATTGGCATTAGGGTACTTATCAAGTATAGCAGGAATAAATCTATTAGCTAGTAGATGATCTCCTAATCCGCCCTCCATCCTTACATTAATATTCATTACTTAATCCCCAAAAGGTCAATTATAGAATTGTATACATCCATATGGTCAATTGTATTGATAAGTCTATGAGGATCATTATAGCTAAATGTTGGCTTGATCTTTGTAAAGTCTGGCTCAAATAATCTAGCCTTATCTTTACTAGAGAAATATGGGCCGCATGTATTGATATGATACGAATACAAGCCTACAAGAGGTATATCATAATGAGATGCTAGATGTATAGGAAAGCTATCATAGCCCAGATGTAAAGAACTATTTTTGATTAGATACGCGAGTTGCCACCTATTTGTATTTCCCAAGTAAGATGTATTATCTACATACTTTCTGTCATTAGTATCTCCCACTTGAATTATTTCATAGTCAAACTTATCATTGTCATTTAATAAATTTAAAACGAGATCCCATTTATCGTACTGCTTACTGTCACCCTTTGTGCTATGAGGATGAAAGGTAATGTATTTTCCAATTGGCAATACAGTTGGCATCTCTTGAATAAAACACTTACTAATCTTACATCCAGACAGTAAAGCATAAGTTTCTAAAATGTGCATTAATCTTCCCTCAAGTCAAACATAATTCTTGTTTCACCATTATTTAAATAGTTAATAACCCTTTGAGTTAATACAGTCGCCATAATTGAAATATCAAAGAGTCCCTTCCATTGAGCAGTTCCTTCCATTAGTATTTGATTATCCATAATAGGTAGATAGTCTAAAACTTTAGTAATGTATGGATTATTAATTAGTATATCCTTATACTCTGGTTTGCAAGCAAAATAAATCTCATACTCATCATAATTTTTAGACATAGAAGGCAACAAGCTTGTAGATAAAAATATATCTCCTGCACTTTCGGGAACTATAAATAGTAGCTTTTTCTTATCGTTATTATTTAATTGTCCTGCTATGTGTTTTACTTGATCATTATCTATCACAGTGCTCTTTCCTCTATATAATCAAGGATCGTTGGAATTTTATTATCATATCCTAAAGTTCTTAAGTATTTCAAATCCGCTTCAGTATAGGTCTGATAAGAGTTGAGTATATCTGAAGGTCTATCAATATATACTTTTTCACCAAAACCAAGTTTATCAATCATCTTATCAGCGATCTGCTCAAACGATACTGGCTTACCTGTTCCTACATTGACAACAACACTTCCATTTACTTGATTATCAATAAAGTAGTGCATAACTTTTACAACATCTTCTATATAAATGAAGTCTCTAAAGATATTGTCAGAGCCATTAAATAACTTAACCTGACCCGTTTCATTTAATTGCTTATAAAAACTATAGGTTGGGCTAGGCTGTGTCTTATGTCCTTCAAAACTAAAACTGCAAACATTAAAAAATCGTAGTCCAACAATCTTTCTATGAGGAAGATATTTTAGTACTATATCATCAATAACTGCTTTTGATTTAGCATATAGTGATTCAGGTTGTAGTTTATCAGACTCTGATCTCTTTGCATTAATAGATCCATATGTAGAAGCGGAAGACGCATAGATAATTTTAGCGTTCTTTGCCTTTTCAATTATGTTTAAGGTGCTCATAATATTCCTTGTAAACACCTCTTCTCTATCCGTAGAGTTTGTAGATGACATTGCACCCATATGGACGACAATATCTACATCAGACAAGTCTGGTAGGTTATCTGGACAATAGTCTCCACCCTTATAATCAGATGTGATAATTTCATATGTGTCCGAGAGAGACTTTAAGAAACAAGAACCTATGAATCCCATATGCCCTGTAATAAGAATTTTTTTCATTTTTGATCCAAGATTGAAGTAGTAGAATAACCTTTAATTTTTGTAAAGTAGATGACCTCATCAACAATATCTGAAGCAGTCACATGACGACCTTTATATTCATCACCTACCACAATGGCATCTATAGAATTATACCTTACAATATTACACATTTGCTCCTGACTATCAAAAATAAATACTTTGTCTATATACTTAATAGACTCAAGCATTTTCTTTCTATCAGACTCACAATTGAAAGGTCTATCTTCTCCCTTTAATTTCTTAACTCTTTTGTCACTATCAATACCAACAATCAGTTGACCACCTAAAGATTTAGCATATTCAAATAAAGCAATATGACCTACATGAAGTATATCGTAACAACCATTAGTCCATATCTTTTTTGTAGACACATGTACCTCTTTCTTGAATAACTTTATTACAACATTCTTGAGCAAACTTTATTGCCGTATGTATACCTTCATTTTGAATAACTTGGGCCACAACTGCTGCTAAAAATGTATCTCCAGCACCAGATACATCATATGTTTGTAATACTTTAGGTGGATCATATTTATTATCCATAAATTTCACACCCTTACTACCTAAAGTAATAACAAATCTCTGAGGCGATGCTTTTACAATTCTCATATTTTGATGATATTCGTATTCGTTAAGTTTAATTAGATTATAGGAGAATGCAATATCTGTAGTAAGTTTTCTTTTTGAGTCTAAGAATGATATAGGTGCCGCCTGACCAAGTTCGATTAAATCTTCATCAGTCATAAACCCTTTGCAATAATCCGAAACAACTATTGCATCATACTTTTCATCTTTAACTTCCTGTATTGTAGTTTTAGTAATCCTATCACAGATATCATTGTGATCTACTCTTAATAATAACTGATTTGTTTTCTCATCGACATATCTTACCTTCATCATATTATTGATATCGTTAGAATAAAGACGAATATCTTTTCCAAAAAATGTTTTTAAATTATTAAATACGTTCAATGCCATACCACCAGAATCAATTTGATGCATTTTATTTAATACTGGCACCGGACCTTCTGGGCACAATCTCTCACATGATCCATAGACATAGATATCCGTACATGCATCTCCTACAATAGCAATCTTCATTTAGTCACCCTTTATTACCCTGTAAGAATCTGAATCTTCGTGATGAGTAGAAAATTCTATAAAGTCGCATGGATAACTTGTATTACTTGTAAATCTGTGTGCGACTAAAGTCTCTAAAGTAAAGCAATCTCCCTTTTTTAAAATTATAGTCTCAATATCATGAGGACTACTCCACTCTAAATTGTTAGAATATTCTAATTTTAGTTCACCACCGATAACATAGAATGTTTCTTTCTTATTTTTATGATAATGAACAGAGCACCATTTAGTAGGTAATACATGTAAATGCTTACCACAGTAGAGTTCATTATTCTCTACCCAAAGTTCATATCCCCAACCTTTACTTACTATATTTTGCATTACAACTCCAATAAAAAAGGGGCAGATTTCTCTACCCCTAATTATACCATTAATTTTATGATAAGTGAAGATTATTCTTCATTATCTGGCAATTCGTCTACTGGATAATCTACTGGTGTGAATGATTCAGGTTCAGGTGCTGGTGCAGAAGGCACTTCACATCCAACAAAATCATTTGCAAGATCCATACTAACCACACATCTCTTTGGACCACCAATATCAAATGATATATAGTCTTCTGGTCTCTTCAAATCTAATACATTAGTTAACCATAAATGGTCACAATTTACAACAAAAACTTTCTTATCAGGAGATAAGTAAACCAAAGGAAAATCTGCTTTATAATTTTCAGGATTAAAATCTACTTTTGGTTCAACATCTGCCGCATGACATATAGCAAGTCCTTCCCCTTGCTCACCAGCAAGAGTCCAAACATCTGTTAAGTTTTCTACTACATAAAATTCAACTTTCATATACATGCTCCTTATAACAATATTTTTTTAGTTCTTCATGTAAATCCTGATGTCCTATATCTACTTCTAAATCTTTAACACACCTTTCAGAAAAGTGATCCGTTAAAGAATTGTTACATAGTGCATCATCTATATTAAACTTTTGTGACATCATTAAGGATTTATCTGAAAGGTCTCGATGCTGACAATTTATAATGAATATATTTTTGTCTTCATTGGTCACTATAGCTTTGTCTTGTATAAAATCTTCTATATTTATTTCTTTATCCAGATAAATCGGTCCAACTGTTATAACCGCATAACCTTCATAATCTTGTAGGTATGGTATTTTATTTATTTGACTGATATCATTTTCCATCAAATAAGTAACATTATCTACTGGTATATACCCACCATTTGGTATGTTATACTGTTTCATTTTAATTTTCCATTATATACTTTATCGTAATCGAAAAACTTCCATGTATTACTTGGATCTTCAAACTGTGGATTGGCATCAACACTAATTAAATAACTTTTAACACCATCCCAGTTACTAAACATCATGTTATGCCTTCCCATTCTTTTAAAGCAAAAATTAGGAATAGCATGTTTTCCTTGACGACAACAAATAACAACTGGTTTCTTTTGTGAAACTGCTAAAGTCTCTTCTGCATAAGTTCCACACATATGCATATCTCTATCAATAAACATTACAATAAAATCTGCCCTATCAACCATGGCAAAGTCAATAGCAACAACAGGGTTCATTAACTTTTCTATTTCATCATAGCAATCATCTACAAGTTTGCCACAACCTGCATTTTCATTGTACTTAATTAGTTCTCTTAATTTACCTAATTTTAGGTGGAGTTCTTCATCTTCAATTCCTACATTAATTGCCTTGTCGCAAGGATTCAAAACTCCGCATCTCAGACCCCATAGGAACTTTTGTATATCTAATCTCCAACCTTTACCTAAATCTCCACACTCATCCATTGGACCTATCAGATAAGCCCTCATCCCTTTAAGTCTACCCTTCATAATTACCTCTTTAAGGAGTTCCAATAGAATCTGTTACTAATATACTAGGATCAACACCAACTGCTACAATTTGATAATCTATACCAGTTGAAGTGTCGTTATGAATGTATAATAATCTATTAGAAGATGTTACATCTGTATCGTATATATCTGTATACATATATGTCCCTAATGGGTTAATATTTACGTTGCCACTACCACCATTAAACATATTTGTAAAAGCATTTGACCCTGTTGCTCTTATATTTAATATTTCTCCAGTTCCACTATTCACATTTTCTATAACAAGACCTTTTAACCCACTAAAAGAAATTGTAGACTCAAGACCTATATTGTATTTTGGATATGCCTCAAAGTCTATTACAACATTCTCACCACCAGATATAGTTCCAGAACTCTTTACAAATAAATTTACTTGAGAAGTAGTTGGAGTTCCACTATTGATACCACTACCGAGTTGCCCTGTTCCATAATTATATACTAGAGAATAATCTAAAGAATTAGAATACCTATTTACATTAAACTGATCTACTTCCTCTACCACAGTATAGTAAATATCGGAAGATATTGTAACTGTTGCTGTTGTTGCCATCTTTTACCTCCAAAAATATGTGGGACATAAATAATTATACCCCATTTTTAGAAATAAATGCTCTTGGTGCCTTAATTTTTACAATTTTGTGTGGGTTACGATAGATGCTACTAAATACAGGGGATTTCATATGTGGTCCCATGTAGACGTAGTTCATACCACTATTTCTTTTACCTACTCCATAACAATGAATACCATTTTCATCTGTTGAATAAACTTTATATGCACCCGGAACAGATAGATAAACCTTATCACCTTCACTATTGAGATAATAAGAACCAGTCCCTTGAAATACTTTAATGAAGTCTCCCTTCTCCAGTTCTGTCCAATCGTGAACTGTTTGTGTTCTATTCTTACGCTGACGCATCTGATAACCACAATGTTTACACTCACATTGACGAGCAGCTTGAACCTCTCCACACTTAGGACAAAGTTTCTGACCTCGTTTAAGTTTCATTATTTAGGTTTCCATCTAAAAAAGTGAACAATCAAACCACCAATAATCATACCAAAAGAAAATACAAAGAGTGGATGTGCCTGAAAAGACCATTCATTAAGCACAACACTTATTGTACTGTCAATACCAAAGAATGTCAAAGCAAAAATATCATAAATGATGAGAAAGATGATAACAATACCTAGAATTACAACTGTTAATTGTTTACCACCTATCATTTGTCAACTCCGTTTCGTAAAATCTTTTATACAATAAAGCATAGAACCACCAAAAACAACAGCAAAACTTACTACTTGAGTAATACTAAACCAACACTGACTACATCCTAATAATGTCATTTTATTTCCTCCAAAGTTATTTCTTCAATACCACCAAAACCAACCCATCCATCTGGATAATGAACCAAGTATCCTTGTTTGGCATCTTCAATAGTGTCAAAGCCTATCATTATTTTATACTCATCAAACTCTTTTGTCAAGGTATCAAGTTGAATAACACGAAAGATTTTATCAGATTTACCATCTGGATTATAATAAACATCTAACTCTTTTTCATCTGCTCCTATAATACCATTAAAGTATCCATAGTGATGAAACATCTCTTGTTGCCAAGGATTACCCTCTCTATCAACACCAGACCTAATAGTTCCCTTTTCGTGTTCAATAGTTATCGGTAATCCACGATAGGAAACTTTACTAAAATCTAAACAACTATAAAAAACAAACAATAAAAATAATAACGCAACGAATAATCTCTTTATTTCCATTCTCATCAACCTAGTTAGAGTAATCCAACCAATCAAAATCATACCAATCTAACGATGGGTCTAAACCATAAAGCACTGCCATAATAATACTGTCAGAAATTTCAAATGAACATTTTTTTGGGCTTCTACCTTCAGTTATGTCTTTCCAGATTCTTTCAAGACATTTAGTATTTTTTAGAGTTGCCAAAATAGTAATGTCATCCTTACGAAAAGTAATAACCTTTTGAGTAAATTCAATGTAATGCTGGTCAATACCTGTATCTTTCCAGATACGATATGCAACAGGATTATCTTGTTTTAGGTCAGAACCTTTGACTCTAATCCTCATCCCAAGGAAAATCCAAGTCAGCATTAGAAAGTGCAAACCAATCATCAAGCAAATCGTTTACTGCATCAACTGCCTCTTCTTCATCTTTCTCTTGAATAAAACCTTCGTTGATTAACATCATAACAACACCAACACTTAAGTTATGTTTACTCATCTATATACTCCCAATCATAGTCTTCAACTTCACAACCGGAATCACCATCCCAATCAATCACTTCCCCTTCAGTTTCTACAAGAGTATCACCCTCATCAAAGAATAACCAACCCAAGCACAAACTCATAAGAGCAGCATTTACAAATGCATCAAACCAACTCATCCCATTAGCTCCAGACATTTTTGTATCACCTTTTTAGTAGGAATAACTTCACCTTTAGGGTCATCAAAACCAGTTTCTGATACAAGATAATTTCCATCAATCTGTTTAGTTTTTGTATTGAACTGGAAACTATCAATCATTTTAAAATAAATACCTTTAACACAAGCAGAGAAAGGATCTTTACCATCAATAATCCAACCCTTTACATCATCTTGAATATAATACTTAGGCATTTGCAATCCCCTTTAACATAGTTTTACACCGATTGATAATAGAACGCACATCTTGCTCAATCATATTTAGATTAGTGCAGATCTGTTTAATCTTCATACGATGACCATGCATACCAATATACAATCCAAATACCTGTTTATCAATACCTTCTAGATGATTTTCACAAAGTTCATAGAGGTCAGAGATACATTTCCTTGGTTCCTCTTGCTCTTCCCCAGATACATCTTTTGCATAATCAAAATCAACACGACTGGCTTTAGAGTTAATAAGTCTTTTAACTCGCTTGGGTTTCATGTTAATTCTTGTAGCAATCTCATAGGCATCAGTTGAATCTACACTTTTAATCTTTCGTAAATCTTCTGCTGCTGTACGACTCAAGGTATAAGGACTAATAACTTTATAACGAGCATCATTAATCATGTCGTTTAGAGCATTACGAATATAGAATGTAGCAACAGTAGTGATATTACCTCTTTCTACATCCCACTTATCAACTGCCCTAATCAATGCCATATTAGCCTCTTGGAGCAAATCCTCAAAGTCAATATGCTTATTGTTTACATGATAGTTATCAGCAATCCTGTAAGCTAGAGGTAAACAGTTTTCAATAACTTTATTTCTAGCATTGACATCTCCCCTAACAATCTTTCCATGGAGTTCTATTTGATCATCCTTAGTCATCTTATCAAATAGTTTAGTAATTTCTTTTTTATACTGTTCCATCAATTAGTTCTCCTTCTGAGTCATATGCTCTTTCAATAGGTGGATTACAATAAGTTGCAACTCCCATATCATCATCAAAACGTAAAAAGTAACAATGGTTTCTTTTCCAAGTAGGAATTAAGTTACCAAGATCAGTCCTTAACATCTCTTCAGTAACAATATTCACTCGCCAACGATTATCTCTACCTTCACCCCAATCATAATGAAAGGCTTCTACCTTTACAAGATTATCAGGAGTTCCAAGTTTTTCAAGTACATAATCAATTACAGGTTGAGGATCTTTTTCTTTTTTAATCTCCTTTTTATTCTTTGTCACTTCTTCAAGAGGATCTGGATTAAATTTATACTTTTTCGTTGAGGTACGTTTAGGCATCTTTAGGACTCCAAATAATATCGCCGTTTTCGTTTAGTTCAAGAATATCTAATTCGCCTTTGAAAAATCTTTCGCTGGTGATACTGGCAACTCTAGCAAGTTCCAACTTACGAATAATAGGGAGAATATATTTGTCCATATCATCCATATCATTTTCAACACAATACTCAACAACCACCTCAACTTCCTCTTCAGATAAAAGAGTCCGATGATCTTCTCCTTCAATGTAGTGCAGAGAATCAGGTGGAATAATAGAATAAACTTTCTTCAAAATATCATTCTTCATTAGGTAAATCCTCAAAAAAAGAAACTTCTAAACAACTTTGACAAACTCTAAGACCTTCGTCTTCAACTAAATAAGTATTACCGCTACAACCACATAGATCACAAAAATCTTGTTCAGCAGGATAACTTTCACGGTACATAAGTGGCCTTGGAGTTTGCGTAACGATTTGGGTCAGAGATACCAGTATCCAATCTATCTTTCGTAGTAACGTAATAATGCGTATCATCCTTCAATAGCACCTCATTATTATTAAGTTCCAAACCAAACTCCGTATGGTCTACTACCATTGACGCATGACTACCAAACCAAGTTTCAGTGGTAATCTGCCTACCAGTTTCATGACGCTTTTTGTTAGAATATTTAGCCATTCTACTTCCTCAAGATAAAAAAAGAACTAATAAATGCTGCCAAACCAGCAACACCAAACACAACACTAAAAGTAACAACCAATTCAATAAATCCCATAATCATCCTTTCAAGCAAAAACTTCGTTTGCCATAAACCACGATGGTTTACGGTCACACTTCCAAGTCATAGAAATGTTTTCTCTCTTATCATACCAGTAATACTGCTTGTAAGCAACTACCGCATCTTCATGCTTGTATTCATCTGGCATCGCTTGTGCGAATGGTGTCATTTTACCATGAGGAATGACGTTTGTCAAGTCCTTCATTTGCAAAATTCCATTTAAACATGAATGACGCTTACCATAACGATAAGTATATTCTTCTGCTAAAGCAATAGCATGTTTACATGCCCACTCAAAGTTTGCTCTGCTATCGCCAACCCAACGGGTGCATGGGTGATTATGATAACCCCCTTTAAGTGGAGTTCCCTTCTGTGTCTTTGGCATCATGCTATCAGTTGCTCCATGGCGACGTAACGCACTTCCAAGTTGTTGATAGAGTTCCAATACCATTTTGACACAATGCTTGTCACAATGCATCTGGGCAGCTTTAACGGGGTCTTTATCCAATACGAAGATGTTCATAAGAAGTCCTATAAGTAAGGGCCGAAATTGTATCTTGATTATAATACTCAATCGGCCCTTGTCAACTAAAATCTTTAATGGATTTCAGAAACTTTCTTGCGGGGTCCAGTCGCAATATCTTTTAGTTTATTATAAGGAACATTTGGTTTCTCATGATGCTCATGATGATACTCTGCATAATGTGGTAGGAATAATAATCTCTGCCACCAAGTTGCTTTAATCATATGAGTTTTATCTGTACCAACATGTTCATGCCATATTCTTAATCTTGAACATGCCAATAAACTTGTACCCATAGAGATATACCACATTAATGGTATTCTCCAATCAATAAGGCCACTTAAAATAATAAATATGTGAGTAAATTCAATCCAAGCTTCATCAATTTTTGTGCCTTTGATTTGAAATTTTTTCAAGTTAAAGACATTTAAACCAAGTAGATCTTTGATGAACTGGATTATAATATTCTTTTTAGTTGCATTTTTAACAACCATACCTGATGCTATCTTACGTTCAAGCTCAGGGTCTTGAACCGTACCCAACCAACGATGGTGAGACATATGAAATTTACGATAGCCTTCCCATGGAAGTCCAAGAGGGGTATAGCATAGGAAGTTGCCAAGCAAATAATTAATATTATTGTTTTTACTAACCAATTTATGTGTTGCATCATGACCTAAAATCGCCAACGCATGTTGACGATTACCTATAATAAAAATTGAAACAGGAATAAGATACCAGAAATTAAGACCTATCGCGATTGCTAAAAAGATTAAAAGCCAATCTAGTAATAGATCTTTTAACCAGATTAAAGATATCATTGGGGATTCTCCATAATAAAACTTCACAAGGCCAATACATAATCCATGGGATTAGTAAGAAGGCGAAACAAAACAAACCAAGTAAAAGAAAAGTAAACGGATTCATAACTGCTACGATCTTCCGCTTTTCTCGTTCAAGATAATCAAATATCTCACTTGACTTGACACCTTCAAAGGAGCCTTTAAAGTACAATGGGTTCTGTTCCATTGCATATTTAAAATGAAGAATGTTATGGTTCTTTGTTTCAACTACGACATGTGCAGGCACATACCATACATGTGAAGAAACTAGACCAACTTTTTTAGCTTTTCCCCTTAAACATAAGTACATCCCTCCTAATAAACAGTTCCCATATACCATTTTGGTATGTCTCATTGGAACCTCCAGAGGTTAAATAAAGAAACAGTCTATAAGTATATACACTGTTTTCGCCACTGGAATTAAATATTTATAGGTCAATACAGGGATAGTTCTACCTTTTCTTAGCTCTTTTTCTCCTTTTTTCCTTCTCTAACTTAGCTTTTCTTGCTGGAGTTAATGGTCTAACAGGAAAATCATTCTCATCAATCCATTTTTTACATGTTTGTAAACTCTTAGCATGATGATAATAATCATCCTTATTTGGACTATGAACTACATAAAGAAATCCTTTACCTGTAAATACATCCTTTTGCTTAGTTATTTCGTATTTTTTATAAATCATTCCCGTGTGTGTTCCCTTGTTATAAATGGTGTCATGTAATATTGTGGTGTGGTTAAATAAAAGGCATCTATACATGCCTGCTTTTCCTTTATCCACCTCATTGTATAATCAGACATGGGATAATATGGTGGAAGTGGGTCTGGTTTATTAAATGGTTTTGGTTTTGGAATAGGAAAGATAAACTGTCTTAATGTTGTAGGGTAAGCTTTCTTTTCATATTCCTTCCACTGTAACGGTTGCATCTCAACTATTCTATCATCTAGTAAAGAAGTGTTTACTAAAGACATCGCTAGTAAAAGAAACTTTACCATAATAGCACACATAATAGTAAGAGTTGTGCTAATGCTAAAATACCTGCCACTATTATTGTTTTAATGGCATGTAATTTATACAATACAGATAAAGTTGTAATAACTATAAAAGTCCCAAGCATCTTTAGACTTGTAAAGAGAGCAACAGAACCATTATCTCTATTAATTAACCAAGTCCCCATAGGATTCTTTTCGTACTCAAGAATCACTTCTGAGTTTTTAATTAACCAATAAATATCAACTGCTGCCACTAAGACTATAATTATACAGCATGTTATAAATATTATTTTTTCTTTCATTTTGATATATAACTCCAAGGTTAAATATCATTTTATACACCTAAGTAGCATGAGCGGGACTTGAACCCGCACGCTCTAAATGAGCACAGGATTTTAAATCCTGAGTGTCTGCCAATTCCACCATCATGCCATAAGTTGGGGTTAGTCCGTGAATTTAGATCTAGTCTAAGTTTGACGTTGAACCCCAATCTATTTTAATAATCCAAGTTGAACTTAGATACAACAACTCTTTTCATAGCTTGTAAAGTATTTCTCATTGCCACCTTGCATTCTTTCATGGTAAGTTGATGGGTCTTCCAATCGTCTTTACTATATGAATATCTTTTCTTTGGTTGACCTTTTACTTTACCAATCTTTGTAGCAATCACATGTTTAAATTTGTGATGATACATATTACTTCTTGCCACACCACCTCTCAAATGAAATGGTCCAGTAGTTATCAGATATTGAAATACATTATCCATTCCGGGTAGTCTTTTAGTGTGTGGGTGTAGTCTTGGTCCACCATCCATTTTCAACCAAATACTCATCAAAGAGAAAAATTGCTTATCAGGCCAATAGTCGTCGTGAATCTGACCTTCTCTAAGTTTAGATCTTTTACTGTATCTAAAACTTTTATTTATACTAATATCCCAATTAGATTCTATAGCATCTAAATGAATATTGAAAAAATATCTTGCTTCTGGTGACATTTGCCTTGCAATTTCTAATAAATTATTTTCAACAAATTCACTACACTTATCATCCTCATGTTCATGATGAAAAGCCCTCATAAAATTTAGTTCTTCATCAATATCTCTTTTTATCTCAAAATAACTCAGATCTTTAGGTGAGTATTCAAAATTATATCGTGGTTTTTTTAGAGATTGAAAAGCATTTGGGACTTTTTTCAAGTATTCACCAATAGCCATGGTATCAATTTCATCTGACTTGTCACTCTCTACCCCCATCATAGCTCTACCTTTAGGAGTAACTACTTGAGAAATTAATCGAAGATGAATACCGAGTTCTTCTGCTGTTTGATAAATAGTAATTAGTTCTTCTGCTTCATAGTATTGGGCTAAAGATAATCTACCTGCTCTTGGAATACCTAGATGTGCATCCTCAACTACAAGTACTGCTCCTGATGGCAAGCTCTTTAGAATACTAAGCATAGTCGATAAATCAGTTCCATTAACTCTATCTACACTAATGCTCTTACCATATCTCCATGTTCTAATGGTAATTCCTTTAGCACCAAAATCCATAGTATAAGCATCTTTTACATCTGTAAAACACTTAGCTATTAAAACTGGAATTAACATTGTTGACATATGCGTCAATCCTTCTAAAAAAAGTAAAAAAGTGGGGATTAGTTTGTGAATTTAGATCTAGTCTAAGTTAAACCCCGAATCCCCATCAAAAAAACTCAACATTCATAAATCATTACAAAACAATTCTCACTATTGATATCCTTATCTTCAATTGGTTCAATGATACGCTTCCTTTGCAAATATTCAGAACCAATACTTACTTCACAATAATAACCAGTATCATTCCATGCCCTTAATTCAAAGTCTCCATGACCTCTATCCTTGATTTCTTGAAGTACTTTAATAGCTTCATCTACTGTCATATTACTCTCTCCATCTTTTTTGAGAACTCTTCTGTTTCAATATAATCTTTTAGTTCATTATTTAAATGGTTCATGCAATCATCAACAGTCCATTCAATTGCTTGTTTAATAATCTCTTCATGGTTATCAAGTCCCATACCAGAACAGTCCATAACATTTTGAAGCAATACTTTTTTATAATCAATGACCATTTTTCCTCTCCATTTCATACTTGACACCCTCCGCATATCCATCAGCAAATCCATCATCATAACCGTCATTATAACTTTGTGCAGACGAGTCTTCAAGTCCTCTTTCATAACCATCTGAATCACCTTCCAACTTACCTTCTTTAAATCCCTCATCATAACCATCACTAAATCCAAGATCTGTACCTTGCTCAAGGATTTCATCATGTCGTGCCTGCATTATTTGATAAATAACATTATCCATGTAATCAACATCTTCATCAGGCAAATCACGATACCACTCTTGAATGTGAAGTGGAAGTTGATCCCAAACAATAGAGATTTGTTTAAACATTGCAAGCTTTCTTAATAAAAGAGTAAAGTTTATCAGTTTCAGAAGTAGAACCAAGAGTTTTATAATTACCCGTAGGCAATCTCTTAAAAATGTGATACTTATCTTGCCACAATCTAATCTTCAATACTTCTTTCTCATGAAAAGTATCTTTGTCAAAATCATAAACAAACATAGTTAGTGGAGCACCTTGAAAAGCATAACCGAAGTTATCTCCAAAGTTCCAACAAATCTTCTCAGCAATCTTGTGAAGACTTTTTTCCATTCTGTGTTCTGTTTTTGTTTTCATTTCCTAGTCCTAAAAAGAAAGGGGTAAATTAGCTTACCCCTTAATTATACATTACCAATTGTATATGTCAAACAAAATCCTACTTCAAATCCCGAATATCTTCAATCGTTTTAGGTCTTAATGAGCCAAAAGCCCTAATGTCATCAAGTATATCCTTATATCTATCTCTTTCTTTTTTTAGTTCATTATTAATTTGTTCAAGAGACATAATATACATCGCTTCTTCATTCATACCTTTTGCTCTTAACCTTTCAGCAATCCTGTTATTCATTTTATCGGTATTCTCCAGTTCTAAAATTAAATGTATTTACTCCCTGAATCCCATAAAATCCAAAATTGCCACCAATGATAACTCTTCTTCTATCAGGAGTAACGTAACCACCAACACCCATTATAGTGCCTTGTGGTAGCCATGTAATCACTGGTCTATATCCAACATTAGGATGGATACCTCTGTGCCTATAATAATCTGGTCTAGGAAGTTCAGGTCTTAGATATTGATATCCTCTTTCAATCTTAGGTGGTGGGAATGGTCCCTGTTTAAATTCAATAGTTTTTTGACGATATTTTCTAACCTGTTCAGCAACTTTCTTTCTTTGCTCAATATCATCTTTATAAGTTCTATCTTGACCTACAGCACTAGATGCAACACAACCCAAGATAAAAACAACTAAAATAATAATGTACTTATTCATCTGCAATCTCCTCTGCAATTTCCGTTAAAGTTTTATTAAAGTAATCAAACCAAACCTGATCTCTTTCTGGCATAGGTGGCATTTTTTCAACTATATATTGGTAATGTTCTATACAGTCAGGACAAAGTTTTTCATGGAACTCATGTGTAAGATAATGATTAGTCTTTAAAGACAAGTTCATATTTGCCCTAATACTAAATGCTTGAGCAGACAGTAGCTCATAGACTGCATCTAATTCTTTTTTGTATTGCTCCTCATACATCTCAGTTATTTGTTCTTTAGTTTTCCTATCTGCCCTGTAATCTCCTAACCACATACCACCAATAAAGAAACCTATTAAACAACACCAACCAAATACAATGGTTCCGATACTATTCTTTTTTTCTGACATAATAAACTCCTATAAAAGTAAAGCTCCGAAGACTGGACTTGAACCAGTAACCTAGTGGTTAACAGCCACCCGCTCTACCATTGAGCTACTTCGGAATAATCCCCGTTTTTTTACAGAAAACGGTTGGGCATAAAAACTGGTCTGATTGGGTAATAAGGCTCAGACCGCCCCAGACAGCTTACGCTGCAAGTGCAAGAGTTTCCTCTGCAAATAAAGTTTAGTCCATTTTAAGGTAGCCTTGGACCAACTACCACATGCAGTTATTATATCTTATTACCTGTCGAAACCAATTCACCCCCGATTTTCTACAATGGCCTGTGCAAACTCAACAACATCTTCATCTGAAAAAGTATTGCGAGCAAAATTAAACATAACAGAAACCCATCTAACATTACCTTGAACATACCCTTTTGTGTTGTCTATTCTGTCAAGACTTGCACTCTTGATATGAAGTGTTTTATCTCTAAAGTTGCGTCTTGAAGAGTATGTTCTTAACTCAAGGTCAAAACCAGTGAAAGGACATTTACCGTCTTGCTCATCCCAAATTTCTTTGAGATATTCAGCCGTAAGGTCAAAATCTTTTGGTTTATCTTTGACTCTTTGTCTGATAGCTTTTAAGGTTGGACGAAATATACTGTATTGGTCATGCTTTTTTGGATTGGAAAGTTTCCAAACTGGAAAATTAGACCTAACATCATTAATGTGTTTGGTATTGTCAGGACTTTTACCAGCACAAGACAACCCACAGTAAAACTTATTCTTACCCAACCTTATTCTTCTGTTATATTCGTTCCTCTCTTTTTCAAATTCTTTGTTACAAGTATCACATGTTAAAGTTATCTTTGACATTCCAACCCCCTTTATTTAATAGTATATCTTATTATATACCAAAAATAGTGGAGATGGTCGAAAAAAAGTGGAGGTGGGGGCATCGAAGCCCCGTCCAGAATAATTTCAATAATAACATCTACATGTTTATTCCCATAGAGGGAAGTAGTTGCGGAGGGATTTGAACCCCCGACCTAGCGGGTAGAAACCGCTTGCTCTGATCCACTGAGCTACGCAACCGTAAGAGGCACCATTCAGAATCGAACTGAAAATCATTGATTACAAATCAATAGTTATACCATTTAACTATAGTGCCAATAAAACTAACTTACACTTTTATATTCTTCTACTTTATAAATTTCTTCACTACTAAACTTATTAGGATCAACCTGTGTTCCGGGTGGAACCAACATAAGATTGAACTGCATAGGTTTTTGAGGTCTAAACTCTTCCCATACTATATATGTAGTGAGACATAAAGTTTGAGAAAGAAAAAATCCTAATGCACCTGCTAGAAACGTCTTCATAATTATACTCCAAAAAAGTAAAAAGAAACAAAAAGTAGGACAGGCAGGAGTTGAACCTGCGGAGGCAACTTTATAAGAATTACTTGAATAACCGATTCTCTGTCCTATAAGTTGGGATTACGACGTGAATTTAGATCATGCCTAAATTATCGGCTGAATCCCAATCTGTATAATTAATAACTCATTTCAGTCCACTCAGTTTCATGACAATGACCAATCATTTTCTGTAGGCTCTCGCCCTTTTCTGATAAAGTCCTTACAAAACATTCGTCAGAGGAAAAGATAAAACAAGCAACTCCAAGAGGTACATCCCAACCATTATACCTAGCACTACCAAAAGCAGTAACATTCTCTAAGTATGGCACATCTAAACCACATACTTCAAATAGTGTACTAAATAAATCCATCAAGTAATCAGAGTGTTCCACATAGCAGTCACCATACTTTGCAACTTCACCTTCAACTTTAACAACTGATTGTAATGCTCTACGAACCTCAGCAATAGTTGCTTTAGTAGAGATGTTATAAATCCCATCAAAATCATCTACAACCTGTTTTCTCCATTCATCTGGATTCTCTTTATATTCATCAAGAACTCCATTATACCATTCTTGGCAGGTTTTAATAACTATCCTTTTATTCTTACCATTTACGAAACGAACAATATCATCAATATCAGCAATAACACCTTTACCAGAATAGATATCAGTTCCCATTTTCTTTTTCCTAAAACTAAAAGCGATTAATAAAGTAGATACAAACAATACAAGACAAATACTAACAAAAGCAATTTCATCATCAATCATGTCGCATGAATATCCCCCTTGTAATCTTGCCAATCCTGATCATCTTCTGGCTCAACAAAGTTAATCTCAAACTCTTTCTTAAAATTAATCCAGATCTTGTATGGTATCTGAACATTACCAATCTTTTGATCTTCTTTCTGCTCGCAGTCAAACATTTCCTGTGCCGCATTTTTCAAGTCATCAAAGAGTGCCATCGTAAAAACTCCGTAAAGTAAGTAACAGGTTATGCTTCAATTATACTATAGGTATCGTCAGTGTCAAGTGGATTCTTGAAACTATTCTGCATATTTATCATAAGCCCAATGCCAAAGTTTATCCTTTTGTTTATCAGTTATTTGACCATCTGTATGTGCATATTCAATTTGTCGTAAAACATAGAGTAATGCATTAATTCCATAGTGTACATTACCATCTTGTTTGATTGCTTCTTTAAAGTAAGCAATAGTCATTTTTTTACTCATTCCATTCTCCAGAAAGTAAGTTAGTGACAACGCTTTGATTCTACAATAGATATCGGTATTGTCAACAGACTACTTGATAGAAATCCAAAAAAAGGTGGGTTACTTGAAAGATACAAGGCCCACCCCTAGTGCCACAAAGCTAGGTCATAAGACCTTTTATATTTCATCCTAAAATATTAGGCCACCATCCCATTGCTACTCCGGCAAAGTAAACTCCAACTACGATACCACCTACCAAAGCGACTCTTCTGATAATCCTGTGCTTTCTAACAAAAGTCATGATAGGACCATTAAAAAGTGGTTTTCTGGGCATTTTCATACCTCCATAGTTGAACAAAGAATAGTTACAACTATTTATACACTAAAAATAGACCCCATCATTAAAGTATTTCATTACTACTGAAAAAACTGCTCTATTTACTAATAGATAAAAACAAAAACCAATAAAGACACAAAAAGATACCCTTGCAATCAATTCCTCATAATCACAACTATGAAGATACTTTAACATTTTGAAACTCCAAAAAAAATTAACGATTAATCTTTTCTAGTTGTTTCTCCAGTTTAGATTTTTGTTTAATAAGTTTTTTGATCTCACTCCTTGATCCATTTGGATTATAAGTTTCCTTATCAATCCTTAAACTCAATTCATAAATCCTATCTTTAATCGACTCAACCGAACCTTTCATATTCCAAACACCTTTATAAAAATAAGACACATCAAAATATGTATAATTAAGTATACCATGATATCTTGTGCTTCGGCATTCTTATGCCAAAAATTCTTGAAATAAGCGGTCATGGCAACTAAATTAAAAATACTATATACCAATATATTAAAATACATTTAATTCAAATTTTCATCTTTCATTGCTTCCCTAACCATAAAGAAACAACTATAAAATCCAGTAAGATACGTTTGAATGTATTCTTCTGATTCTCCATTGTATGCTAATACTTTTAGTTGTCCTTTTAGTACTTCATACATTCCGGGGTTTTCTTTTTGTATTAGTTTTTTTAAAGAATCATTATCAGGAAGTTTTAATACAAACTCCAATGCCCTATCCATGTGTTTATCTTCTACATTTGGAATCTTCATGAATACATCCTAATTTGTGAAATCTTTCCCATGGGGTTAATATTATATACACCAACCATATCTTTTGAATAATCGCCTGTATAGTCCCAGTAAGTATATTCTACAAATACTAGTTTATTTTTATATGCCCAATTTTGTATTTGCATCCTATAGTCAGGTCCAACAATAGTTAATAACTCATCAATACCATTGAGTTCTATAATCTCATCTTTGTACTGAACATCTTCTGATACTAACTGTTTAACTGCCCTAACATCTCCAGATGCAATAGCACCAAGATAAGCAGTAACTAAATCTAACCAACTCATTTCTTTTCTCCACAATGTTTCCAATCACTATTAGGATTCATTTTTGATAAAATAACCTTTGCACATGCACTATAACCTCTTTCCCATTCATTCTCTTCATTATTATATAACCTGATAACCTTCATTACGAACCTTTTTATTTCATAATATTTTAGTTCAGTCTCTGTCATCAGTATAAAGTCCTTTATAATCCATTACATAAATGATTACCAAGTTGATTAACATTCAATTACTTTCTAATTAGATATATAAGTCTGAAATAAGGATATTTGATTTACTTCTTTTTTGATTTTAAGGCCCGTTCAATAAAGTTCTTAAAGGTCATATAAATACCAACTTTATACCCGATATAATAGGATAGCATACAAGCAATAAGTGTCAAGATAAATTTAATATGTAAGTCCATTCTTCACGCCCTAAGATACCATATAATAGAAGTAAAAACCCCAAAAAACACAGGGAATAACGATAAATACTACCCATAAGATAAAGTATAAACTACTCTTCAAAAATCTACTCATTCATACATCCATACATTAACAAAAACATAAATAACAATAATAGTAATACAATCATATATATATATACTAGTTAAACATGTGTTTCAAACAGTTGTTTTAAACAGTTGTTTTAATCAGATTTAAGGTGGGCACCCCCCAATAAGAGGGTTTTTAGCACATTTTACCCCACTTTTCCCCATTTTACACCACATTTTAGTACTCAAATAGTGTATATTTGAATAACTTAAGGGCGTATTTTATTAACTTAGTAACGTCTGGACACACCTCCAATGCGGTAATAGTAACCCTTAGTAGTAAAAATACCTAAAAAATGACCTAAAACACAGTAATCAGCTTGTTTATGTCATCCTAACTTGCTTCAAGTAATTATACCATCAGTTTCTACAAAGTCCATGAGAATCTTGAGATTTTGACAATTTTACACTTTCTTTATATTTTATTTCCTTGATTAACATTCGCCACAGGTATAATAATAGTACTTACGAACAGTAGTAATAGTATACTTTCCTTATTAAATAGATAACTGTAAGGCACATACTCAATCCGATAACAGTATAGAACGTATTGTAATATGGGATATACAGATATAGTAGTAAGTAAGAGTGAGTAAGACTATTCTAAATAATACTAAATTATATTTTTACTTCGTGGCCCGAAGTATATACTTTTTTAAACAGGATTTTAAATGTCAGAAGAATTACTTAAAGACATATCATTGAATGTATTTAGTACTAATAAAGATAAAGAGTTAACTATTATGTTATGGGCCATATCTAATATTTTAATTGAAAAAGGAATTATAACAGTAGATGAATTACATGAGCACAAGTCCAGTGCTGGAGAATTTTACGAAACACTCAAGAATGTATATGATAATCAGTCAGATTCATAGTATAATTACATGTATCTAGAAGTGCGGCCTGTTTCGGCAGGGGATGACCCCTTCAATCTTGTCTCATCCACAAGGTAACGATACATTATTTAGGAGTACCCGCAAGGGGAGGGTAGGTATGGGGAATTTTTATTTGGACATGGGATACTAAAGGGAGATTTGAAATGAAAACTATTGTGGAAACGACTGGTGGCGGATTGGACGGCTTGCTGGGTGAGCGAGTGGCAATCTGGTGCATGAATTATATTTACGCTGGAGTGCTGGACGGGGTTAGTGACAGCGACATTAAACTGTCTGATGCCAAAATAATTTACGAGACTGGCCCGCTTGCTGAGGATGGATTTCAGGATGCACAGCCATTACCCAGCGATTGGCACATTCGCACATCGGCTATTGAGAGCTATGGGGTGATGAAATAATGAGAGGAAAGGTGTCTTGGTGTTGGCCTGGATCTAGGTCTAGGTCTAGGTCTAGGTCTAGGTCTAGGTCTAGGTCTGGGTCGTGGTCGTGGTCGTGGTCTTGGTCTTGGTCTGGGTCTAGGTCTTGGTCTGGGTCTAGGTCTGGGTCTTGGTCTAGGTCTAGGTCTAGGTCTATGTCTAGATCTGGAAGCAGGGAGGGTGGTTGATGAGAGGAAAGATGTCTGGGTCTTGGTCTAGGTCTAGGTCTAAGTCTTGGGCTGGGTCCGGGTCTAGGTCTTGGTCTAGATCTGGAAGCGGGGAGGACAGGTATGGGGAATTTTTATATTGAGTTATATGGTTCGTTTATTTTTTTTGCTATAATACTTGCTTCACTTTATATTTATAGTAAAAGACAATAAGCGGCATAAACTCGCGTGCTATCTTCTATTAGGCGTATCAAGATATATAAGGTGATACAAATATGTCAGTTTCAAGAATGTGGAAAACATTTAGAATTTTAATTGGTTCATTATTTTATTTACTTGCTTCACTTGTACTAATTATATCTCTTAAGTGTTATCCTAAAGAACTAAGACAACAGGCAAAAGATAATTTTATATAAACTCGCGTGCTATCATTTATGGACCGTAAAAATCTATATTAGGAAATACATACATGAAGTTACCCAGAAGAGATCCAGTAGATGATATGCAAGTATTATTATATATAATAGTAACAATGGGAGTTATATATAGTATGTCTTATGTATTGTTAGGATTTTTGTTTTATCTGTTTTTCACTTAGTACTATAAAAACTCGCGTGCTACACTATAAGAACGGTAAGAATCTAGAATAGATGATACAAAAAAAGCCAGACAGCCAAAGCTGCCCAGCTTACCTAAGTTTACACACCACCGTAAGTTACTAAGATTATAAAGATTACCATCAAGCCTAGAATCATAGAACCTCCGTTTTAAAAAAGAGTAATTTAACCTAAACCCTTACCACATAAGGACTTACATCACCTATTATAGTATATACATCGGCATAGTCAATACATAACTTGACATAAACCCTTACTATTATTAGACTTACAGCTATTCTAAATACTTCCTGTTTAGTACTTAATTTAGGAATTTGACGTAAGTCGTTGCTACATAAGGACTTAGGGTGAGCCGCCCCCGCCCCCGTCGCCCTAAGTTGTTGCTACATAAGGACTTACGACGATTTGTGTCACGGCATAAAAAAAGGGGACCGAAGTCCCCCGCAAAGGTTAGTGATAAGTTAGGCAGACAACGCAAGAGCGGCATCTAGCGACTTTGAGACAAACGTGGCATTTTGCCCAAACCACACAGAGTCCATGCGGTTTTCTTCGTTTCGTCCCTTTTCCCAATTCGCGTATTCGGTCATAGCATTGTAAGCACCCCACCAAGTCGAACCGGCAACATCAGAACCGCGACCAGTCTCAAACAACTCGACAATGCGAGAGTTGATATTTTTCTGACGGGTAGAGATGTCATCGTCTTTCTTGGTCTGAAGGTCAAAGACAACCTTGATATATTTCTCAAGATCCGCTTTGTTGATGTCACGCGAAGCGAGGAAACGATATTGATCGCACGTTGCTTCAAACTCTTGATTGGCGACATTCATGATGTCACGCAACCGCTCAACATTCTGCTCGACCATACGCGAGTGACGCACGCGAATCAGTTTTGACGCTTTGGAACCCCTTGCCATTGCTTCAGTGTTTGCACACACAACGCGAATCGGAGTGAAACCAAAGTGAACCGCAAGCTTGCCATCGTGACCGTTGGAAAGCATAGCGAACTTGCGAATTTCGTCGCCCGGAGTGATTTCCGAATTATCAAGATTCAATTCGCACAAGCACCAAACACGTTGACCATTGCGAAGCGATCCGGCAGTATGCCACTTCATTAGACCATTTTCGACCATAGGCCGGAAGCACTCAAACATCGATTCGTTTTGATACGGTGTCCAACGTGGACCGACGCAACCTAGATTTGAGTTATCCATATCGCGGACGCTGGCGTTTGCCAATGGGAACTCAACGAACTCCCCATCGATCTTACGATACAACGGTTCAACCTCAACATTCCAATCTAGACCCGCCAATTCGCGGATCTCGTTTGCGGACTCGTTGCCCTCAAGACGATGACCCAAACCATGCCAAGGGGTTTCCCCAGCGAAAACCATAGAAGCACGACCGTTTACAGACTCGATTTCATGAGACATATTGCTCACCTTTCAAAAAAGAAAAAAGTAACAGACTTGGTTATGCCTTAATTCTACTATATTTATCGTCTATGTCAAGCGTTTTTCTTTAGCAGAATAGAATTATTTTCTAGAAAAAGTAAATCGTCGTAAGTTGTTGCTATATAAGGACTTAGGGCAGCGGCCCCGGCCCCCCGTCGTCCTAAGTCGTTTACTGGTAAGGGTTTACGTCGATTTCTCTTATGCTAATAAAAAAGGGGCCGCTAGGCGACCCCGTAAAACGTAAGAAATATAAATAAAACAAAGAGCAGTAAAATCATGCAAGGTGTTTGCGGAGCTTTACCATCTTGGCCTCGGATAGCGAGCGAATAATCCCGCCTTCACCCTTGATTGTAATGTATCGACCACCGGGACCAGTTCCAGTAGCAACCACTTCACCAGAGTGCTTGGTCAAGACGTTACGCTTGCCATGTTTGGGATAATTGACGGAAACGACCTCTCCAACATTGATGTAGCGAGTGGAACGAAGGTCACGAAAGTTTTTAACATTAGCCATAACAAAATACCTCATAAAGAGAGAGAAAGAAGGGGCGGCAACACCTTGTTGCCTTTACCCCATTGTAGCACACAACAAACAGAAGTCAAGGATTATTCTTCACAATCGGAAGATTGTTCCAACTTTTCCTTATGCTCATCGACAATGCATCGGAGAGCGTCAATACCCAATTCAGGATCGGATTCGATAACTGCGCGAGTCAAAGACCGCAAGATGTTGCGAGCAGTAGAGGCATCCACTCCAAACTGGACGGTATCGGTGTCATTCTCATTCGCTCGAAAATGAACCTCAAACTTCACATCGTTGGAGGAATACGCCTTGGTGACGTAACTATAACCGCACTTGCCCTCAAACTCGTAACTGGTTCGCTTTTGCATAGCAAACAACTCCTAAAAAAGAAAGAAACTTAAACGCTTTTCCAACCTTGCAGGTTATCGAAGTACAACCTTCGTTCTGCTTCCTTGAAACTTACAAACTCTATTGTACCATCCTGATAAGAAATCTCAACCTTATTTTTCAGGATTGCCGTAACTTTTCCCGTTCCCAAATCAGACCCAATTCCTAGCAGCTTCATTCCATAAACTCCAAATAAAGATGAGGGTGACACACCCTGCTAAGGTAAAAAACTCACTCATGTCTTACTCCTTTGATTATACTATAGTTATCGTCATTGTCAAGGAGAAACATGAGAACAAAACGGGAATATTCCCAAAGTATTTCTAAATCGTCGTAAATCGTTGTGGCGTAAGGACTTAGGGCCAGCGGCCCCGGCCCCCGTCGCCCTAACCCCTTGCGGGGTAAGGACTTAGGGCAATCAGCACCACTTACGGCATAGCTTCTATATGTCCCCCTAATTCATCCCAGTCGATTTCTTCCATCACAAAATTTACGCCCAAAATATCAACCATCCAATCAGGCATCTTTTCTCTTTGCTCGTCTATCATTTCTTCAATGTAATCTCTGGTCGTTTGGACATCTCCTTCTTCTGTCCAATGATCTCCAAACCAAAGATTAATTAACCACGTTTCACGATTTCTCCAACCATTCATGCGATTTCTCCTTAACTGTAATAAGTTGCCATAACCACTCGGTCAAAGTCCATTCTATCATCGTCTCTTGCATATTTCAAGAGGGTGCCAGAAAAGAAACTATCGGAAGCATACCCATCCCACTGTCTAAATTCTTCAGGCAATCCATGATTCCAAGGTCCGGGTGACGTTGTGATAAAGTCACTAACATCATACCAAACACCCCGAAACTTTACAAACTGCATTGAGCAAAGATCACCAATCTGGTCATCATTCATACCTTCGACTTCAATATCAAATTCATCTCTCAGAATCTGCGGGTCCATTTCATACCCACTCAAAACATCTCTAGGCACATTGTTAGTAACGATTTTAAGCATAGCGTTCTCCTTTGCTTCCATTATACAATAGTTATCGTCAAAGTCAAGGGGCAATCTTCACTCAAAATAAGAAAAAAAGCAAATAGCCGTAAGTTGTTGCAGTATAAGGACTTAGGGCGAGCCGCCCCCCGGCCCGTAGCCCTAACCCCTTGCGGGGTAAGGACTTAGGGCGATTAACTAACCAACTAACTCACAATAACAATCAACACAAACTGACAACTCAAGGTAGTCGTCAGGATCATCGCCGGGGTTGAAACCCACAACGTCATATCGACTACCACCTAAACGCTCATTACAAGAGTCACAACAAAACCAACTGAAATATGGTTCTTGGCCTACCATCTCATCATAACTATCAGGTGCGTCACACCAAATAGATACGGTTTCAATCTCATTATTCATTTAATGCTTCTCCAAAATCATCTTCGGCAACAAAGCACTCAATTAGTGAATCTGCTTCACATTCAAGATACTCCTGCCAATCTTCATCGCTCCAATCAATACCTTCCTCTAATGGTTCTCCTTCATCATCTTCCCAATAGAATCCTACACAATCAGAAGCGATACAATGGGGATTATAATACAAAGATTCCCCACTAGGTGCCAAAATTTCGAGACCCCAATCAAGATACATAGTGCTAAACACACGGACAGTAAATCCGTCATCAGTTGTATAAGATCGCATAACATTTTCTTTCCTTTTAAAGTACTAAACAAAAGTGAAAAAAGTAGGAAAAACTGGGATCGAACCAGAATACCGTGGGATCATCACGCCCATCCCCGCTCTGGGACTACGCTTCTGATCGAGCGTCCACAGTAGGAAAACCATCCTCTCCTGTGCTACCATTATACAATACTTATCGTCATTGTCAAGGGATTTTCTCCAGTCAAAACCAGAAAAAACCCAAATAGTCGTAAATCCTTGTGTCGTAAGGACTTAGGTCGATCCGCCCCCCGGCCCGCCGCCCTAACCCCTTGCGGGGTAAGGACTTAGGGCCACACACAACACACAACACACAACAAGGAGAATCAACTAATCATACATAGTCCCAAAATAATATGGACTGTAGTTTCGTATTGGAGAATTGTAATCGCTTGTAATCTCTTCATACTGTGTTACCTCACCTGTAAGATCTTTTTTAGTTTGTAAAAATAAAGGAGCATCACAATCCTCTTCCAGATACACATTGTTACCCTTATGGTAGGACCAAGCAGTAATCTTTTTATTTATTCCTAAACTAACCAGTTCGTTAAAGTCAACCTCAAGCCAAGCGTGACCGGGATCACTAAAAAGTCTATACTTCTTCTTCATTTCAATCTCCCTCCCAATAATGTTCTACGTTAGCAAGGAAAACATCTTTTTCTTCCATCATAATAGAATAAACATCATCATAAACAAATTGTCTAAGTTCATCCCATGACATACTATCTACAACAGTATTAGCTAATGTTTCGCAATTCTCTGGTGTGTATTCAGGTTTACTCATTGTCCAAAATCTCCCAATACTGATCCCAAGAATAAACAATATCGTTTACTTCAACTTCCATTGGATAACAGTCAAAGTGTGCTTTGTGGTCATCAACAAATTCTTTTATCAATTCTTTAATTGTCATCTTCAACCTCCAATTCTACAACCCAACAAGACTCGTCACATCCATCCTGCCAGTCAATAGCATCCTGTAGATTATCAAAGATACCATAACATTTGAATCCGTCAACTGGATTTCCTACCATATTTGTGTATCTCATCACTACCTCCAAAACATAAGTTTCTCAATAAAGGACTTGTTTGCTTGTTGCTCAAGTTCTGTAATACGAAGTTCTAGTTGCTGGGTATACTTAGTAAGATTCTTAACTGAACTTTCCAAGTTAATAACATTTTGAATACTCAGTTTATCCTCTGCATCAACTATCCATGCCTCAAGAGCATCCACTCTATCAACTGTCTCATCTACACGATCCAGTTCATCCATGTCCCAAGTATCACGAACCTCAGTGGTAATCATATCATGAAAGTCCAATTCACTAATATGCCCATTGATAACATCTTCAATAGCTTCCTCAATCTTACTCATTTCCATTCTCCTAAAAAAGTAATGTTGTGCTTCTATTGTACTATACAAATCCTAATTGTCAAGCCAAGAATAACCGGGAGCGGGCATAATTCCATCCATTTGTTTTGTTCTAGAAATAATGAATGGTTTAATCTCGTCCAAGGATACATAACCCAATTCGTCATAATCTCCACACACTAAGGCAAATGCCACTCCATTCTCGTCTGGTTCCTCCAGTAAAAAGAATTCCCAAAAGTTCTTGGTCATAATGTGCTCTTTAACCTCAAGCGGTTTTCCATTCTTTTCCATAACTCTCATTTCGCTTCTCCTAAAAGTAGTGTTGTTTACTCTTCCAGTATAACATTTATCGGCTAATTGTCAAGTAAAACTTTAGAAAAAACTCGCGTGCTCGCGTGCTATTTAGTAATAATCTAAAGAAGCTAGAATAGAAAAGACAGCCTCTCACTGTCCCGCAGGTTTCGGATTTGTCACATGTGGGCATCGGCCTGTAAGTGCTGCCCACCCAAGTATCATTCTACTATAGTTATCGGCATTGTCAAGCAACAAACTTTAAAGAAAATCCAAATTGACGTAAGTTGTTGTGGTGTAAGGACTTAGGGCGAGCCGCCCCCGGCCCCGCAGACCTAAGTCGTTGGGGCGTAAGGAGTTACATTAATTCATAAATCTAGATAGCTTCATAGCCCACGCAGGTGGGAAGGTGTCAAGATCTTCGGTAGGCCACTGAATCCGCAAGTCTTCTCTAGAATTACCTGAAGACATCCAAGTCAGATTCCATCCGTTTCCTTGATTGCGTAAACCTCTTTGTTTGATATATCGAATTACCTCTGCCTTAGTTGCAAATCGAATTTCTAAACCTGTGGCTGTAATTGCACAGAATACAAAAATATCAGCTTGACTTGGTTTAATGTGTGCAAACTTAAATTTTTCCTGCGACGGGATATATTGGGCAGATTTTACTTCAACAGTTAATTTATTTCCATCATTATCGGTAAGGTCTATATCATAAGGATGCTTGCCAACAGTAGTTTCTGCTTTATATCCCATATCTCGAAACTTCTGGGCTACGATTTCTTCCACAAAATCACCACAGTTATTTCCTGCTGTGACAAGATTCCATGCTACTCGATCTTTCTTAACTGAGTATCCTTTCTCTGCTTGTTTGGAAAATTCCATGTTTTTCTTGATAAAATCAAATTCTTTGAAAGTTACGGTAGCCATCTTACATTCTCCTAAAAAGTAGCGTTGTGTTGTATGCTCTTATTCTACTACTATTTATCGGAATGTCAAGCCTTTCTCTTGAGTTATTTATCAGAAAAATAAAAATACTTGGGATTGTCGTAAGTCGTTGTAGCGTAAGGACTTAGGGCGACGGCCCCCGGCCCCCCTCGCCCTAACCCCTTGCGGGGTAAGGACTTAGGACGATTCGATTATTGACAGTCGGGATCAACCTTCATTGCCTCAAGATGATAATCAAAACTTAATTTTTTAGCAATATTTTGTAGGTGCTCATGAGCCTGACCGAGTTGACTCATTTCATACCACGACAAGGGTTGGTCTGCTAGTTGCTCCACTTGTTCCATGATACCCTCAACGATTTCCAATCTTTCAAGTGCCTGTTGTGATTCGGTCTTTGCTAGTTGCTTATTCATTCTGATTTTCTCCAAGTCTTTTTGCTGTTGTTCAAAACGTCGTTTTTGTGCCATTGAAGTAAACTCTTTTGATGGCTTCCAATGTTCATTCATGACCAACTAATCCTATGGGAAAAAAGCCACTGTCAGCGAACAATTCATTGACATGTTCATTCACTTGCGAGAAAATGTGCTGAATATAAAGCTCGGCTTCAGGATCTTCATCCATCATCATTTGGTCACATTCAACCATCATCTCTTGAAATTCTTTTGGTAGTTCATACTCAAGCAATGATTCACAGATCACAGTTGGTGAAACTTTGTCGGTTAATTTTCGCATCATTCTGATTTTAGTTGTCATAGTTCGCACACCACCTTGACATTAACGGATTGAGAAGGGTTAGCGGTCCAAACATTTGGAGAGCCAGTCATAACCTCAACTCGCTTACTCTTAATGTTACTGCATCCCGAACAAAAAGTCAACACGCAAATAACAAACAAAACAAAATGAAACAGGAAAAAACTAATCTTCATCTAAATCTAGCTCCATGAGTTGTGCGAAACACATTTGATTCTTATATAGTTTATTATCGTCTATCTGCCAATCAATCTCCACACCATTTTCAACATTTTCTCGATAAATGGCAATCTTTTCTACCTTGGTCCGTTTCAGCTTTTTGTGTTCCGTTTCAAGTACTCCACGTTTTTGTGCTTCCTTGACGACTGATTTTAGAGAACGGTGGGAACGCTTGCCTTGATACGATTCAGGGAGCCACTCTTTAGGGACCATGAAGCAATCAATAACGGCATCTTCTAGTCTCTTCAGTTCTTCGTGCATCTCAAACTCCTTGTGTTGTTGATACCCAATTTTAGCATACCGTGAATGAATGTCAATAGATATTGAAAAGATTTTTAGAAATAATCCAAATCGTCGTAAACCCTTGTGGTATCAGGACTTAGGGCCAGCGGCCCCGGCCCCCGTCGCCCTAAGTCGTTACGGGGCAAGGACTTACGTCAATCCCAAATCTCTTTGATGACCTTCCCATTCTTCTCCAGCTTCTCACCGCAGAGAACGGGCGTACCGCCATAACCAAGGGGACAACCCCCACGGTTGATACGTTGACCGTAGTTAGGTCCACGCATTTTAGCCCAACACTCCTTGGGCGACTTACCGAAAGCGATGGTAGTATCATTGTGATAACCATCATAGCAGCATTCAACAGTGGTCAGGGTGAGCTTGAACATAATAAAAACCTCAAAAGAGAAAGTGAAAGAACAGGGACCATTATAGCCCCTGAACCATAGGCTTGTCAATCCTAATCTAAAAAGATTCCGCCGAATACTTTGGAATCCTTCCAAGCGTCGTGAGCCTCATCGGTGTGACCTTCTTCAAACAAGTCATCAAAGAAAGTTTGCTGGGCATCTTGGATCTCTGCCGCCTCTCGCATCAATTCAATGATCTGCTCTTGAGTAGGCTCGTTGCTGAAATCGTCGCATTGGTTCTGAGTGTTGAAGCTGTTCATCTTGCAATCTCCTAAAAAGTAACGTGCTGTCTTATGCCTCTAGTATACATTATCGGCAGAACATGTCAAGAGAATCCACCCCAAATAAAAGAAAAAAGAAAAGAAATCCTGAATCGTCGTAAGTCGTTGCTACATAAGGACTTAGGGCGGCGGCCCCGGCCCCCCGTAGACCTAAGTCGTTGGGGGATAAGGACTTACGTTACCATCCTTTTCTAAAACAGTTAACTAAAGTAATCATAATAGCACCAAACATTGTGCCAACAAAAGTAATAATACAAAACCCATTCCAGATTGCTTGTGTAATAGTTTCTTCCATTATGTTCTTCCCCATGCTCTAAGGGTTTCAGGTAGGCAGTTACCATTAACAGTAAAGTTAAGTTGTCCTAAACCCTCTTCTATATATTTTATACTCAATATGCCATTAATATAATACATCGCCTTGATCGTCCTTTTCGCATCTCCTTCCTTTCTTCTAATATAAACATCACCAACTCTAAGTGATATGTTTTTTGTGTATTGAACAAAGTCTGGAGCCTTTTCAATCCTTGTGCCATTGATAGCATAGCCATTTTCAATAGGGCAGATATTCATCATGCATTCCTCATTTAGTACTAAACAAATTCCCATTTAGAAGTGGTAACGGTTCCGGGTGGAAAGTTACGGTTAACTATACGGTTTACTTTAGCGTTTACCTCTGAGGTTGTCAACCCCGTTGAGACAATGTATCCGATCCATTTTCCATTGACAGTAATCTTGACCATTCTCTTATCTCCTTTGTTGCTTCTATTATACATTATCGTCATTCAATGTCAAGAACTTTAGGGGATAAAAAAGAAAAAAAGAAAAGTATTTCGCAATCGTCGTAAGTCGTTGTCAGATAAGGACTTAGGGCCAGCGGCCCCGGCCCCCATCGCCCTAACCCCTTGTGGGGTAAGGACTTAGGTCGATTTGATTAGCAGTCAGGGTCAAAATCGTGCCATTCCTGTGCCCAATCGGGTTGGCCGTCGTATTCGTCTTCGTATTCGTCGTAGTGTTCCCACGATAGGATATTCTCAATACCGCAGTATTCAACCGCAGCTTGAGCAGAAGAGAAATCGGCCCAGCAAGATTCGCCATTTTTGTCGGTGAAGTTAACGCTGATCATCATCATTTTACAGTCTCCAAAAAAGTGTTGTTCGTTATGCCTTCATTATACATTATCGGCAACACATGTCAAGAACTTTAGGGGATAAAAAAGAAAAAAAGTAGAATAGTTCTAAGTCGTTGTCAGATAAAGACTTAGGTCTTCGCGGCGGGGGGTAAGTAACTCTAAGTCATTGCAGTATAAAGACTTACGCAAAATAAAAGGGGTATTTTTATAAAATGAAAGCAGTCAGATATCCGGTGCGTAAAATGCAAAGGCGGTCCATACAAAGTAACCTTAAATATACAAAATAGTATTACCTAAACTAACTTCTTTAAACTTAACACATTTTTAAGACTGAAAGTGTATATACAAATATACTCAAAATTCAAGATATTGGATATAATAGAGAGAGTTAAGAAATTCATATACCCGTAAGGGAGGAGAATCATAAATTATGAGTAATGACAATAAAGTAGTTTCTAGTTGCGACTATGTTGCAAAAGATGTAGAATATGAAAAAGCTAAGGCAGATTTAAATATTCCTACTTCTGGTGCAAACATATCTGACTTAATATCCGAGAATACAAGATGTTGCGGCGGTGGTGGATGCAAGAAGAAGAATTGATTGCTATTGTAGATAAAATAGCCAACAGATTTGCTAGTACTTTCAAGTTTGGTTATCATGAGATAGAAGATATGAAGCAGCAAGCATGGCAGGTTGCACTGGAAGGTCTAAAGGATTACGATGGAAAAAGACCTTTAGAAAACTTTCTATGGACGCATGTAAGGAATAGATTGTATAATTTTAAGCGTGATAACTATTTTCGTCCAGAAAAGCCATGTGACCGTTGTCCGTTGCTACGCAACGATGAATGCACCAAATTTAAGGACCGTTTAGAATGTGATTTATATTCACGTTGGGAAAAACGCACAGAAAAGAGAAAGTCACTTATGACTGCTGTGGAACACAATGATACTAACTACAATGAGAACGACATAACAACACAACTAGATAAGAAACACTTATTTGATACAATTGACTATAATATGCCAGTAGAACTCAGAGAGTACTGGATTAGATTCATTCATGGTCTAAAATTGAATAAACAGAAAAGGGAACAAGTCCTGCTTGAAATAACACTTATTTTAAAGGAGCATAATCTTGACTCGGAAGAGGGGTAAGCTATCGCTAGAAGAGATGAAATATATTCGTGAGAACTGCTTTGATTTATCTATTGAGGAGATTGCGGATAATTTAAATAGGACCGAGGAGCCAGTTCGCAGATATATAGATGAGCAAAATTTAAAAGCTAGAGATCTTGACGACTCTGCACATCTTCTTAATGAAATGCGTTCAAGATATTATTACGGGGAATTAAAGAAACAAATGTCTGACCCGGAACTTATCTATGCCGAGCATCAGTGGATTGACTACTTCCGGCAGTTTAATGAAGATGTAACTCATACTGAGGAAATGCAGATTCTGGAGACAATTCGCACAGAAGTCCTTATTAATAGGGGTATGGAGGACCGTCAAGACAATATGCGAAGAATAGAAAAATTGGAAAGACTCATTTCTGAGGAAATGGAAAAACCCAAGGATTTCCAAGATACACAGGCACTTGCCGCTTTCCACACTCAACTTGGTGCCGCTATCGCATCTAAATCCGCCTACATCAACGAACACGATAAACTCCTTACAAAGAAGGAGCGTCTATTGAAGGACTTGAAAGGTACTAGAGAGCAAAGAAAAAGAAATGCTGAAGATGCGAAGACTAATTTCTCTATGTGGCTCAAGCAGTTGCCTGAGTTTATGGAAGAAGATGGATATGAGATGGAAGTGCAGGCTATTGCAGCAGATAAAGCCTTCCAAAGACTTGGAGATTACCACTCTTACGAAGATGGAAATTTGGATCAACCTGTATTAAATTCTGATACTATAAAGGAAGAAGAAGATGAATAAAGTTGCTATTATTACTGGAGCCACTGGTCAAGATGGGTCTTACTTATCTGAGTTATTACTAGATAAAGGATATACTGTTGTAGGTTTACGACGTAGGAGTTCTAGCGAGAAAGGATTAGAACGTATTCAACATCTTTTAAATAACGATAATTTTAAACTTGTTGAGGCAGACATTACCGACTCTGGGTGTGTAAACAATCTTATTGCTGAATATATGCCACATGAAGTATATAATCTTGCTGCCCAGTCACATGTAATGACATCATTTCAACAACCTTCATATACATCACAAGTTAATTTACAAGGTCCAATTAATTTTCTAGAAGCCATTAGGTTACTCTCACCTAGTACTAAATTCTATCAAGCATCAACCTCAGAAATGTTTGGGAAGAATTATGAGCAGATGGGGGATACTAAATACCAGACAGAAACAACCGCTTTTGTGCCTCAAAGCCCATATGCAGTAGCAAAGCTTGCTGCTCATGAGATGGTAAGGATTTACCGTGATTCTTATGGTTTATTTGCTTGCTGCGGTATTTTGTTCAATCATGAGAGTGAAAGACGGGGTGAACAATTCGTAACTCGTAAAATAACTAAGTGGGTTGGTGAATTTAAAAATTGGCTTGAAGAAATGAATCTTAATTATCAATATCTTAGCAACCCTAATGATAGTGAAATTCTTTTTGCTTCAGGAATTCAAGAATCATTCCCAAAACTTAGGTTAGGTAACTTAGATGCACATAGAGATTGGGGACACGCACAGGACTATGTTGATGCTATGTATTTAATGCTTCAACAAGATGAACCAGAGGACTATGTTATTGCAACTTCTGAAACTCATTCTGTTCGTGAATTTTTAATGGAGGCTTTTAATGAAATTGGTATTACAGACTTTGAACCATATGTGTTTATTGATCCAGAATATTATAGACCCTGTGAGGTTGACTGGTTGCTTGGGCATACCGGAAAGGCACGCCAACAGTTGGGTTGGAGACCCAAGGTATCTTTCCAAGAACTTGTTCAACGTATGGTAAGGAGTGATATAGATGCCGCACGAAAAACGCAATTGGAACGACCCAGCTTACAAAAGTTGGAGGAGACAAGTTAGAGAAAGAGATGACTTCAAATGCCAATGGCCCGGATGTGAATGTAAAGGGCGGTTAGAAGTCCATCATATAAAGACTTGGGGGTCTTATCCCGGTCTTAGATATGATTTGTCAAATGGTATTACTTTGTGTAAAAAATGTCATGCTGAAATCAAAGGTAAAGAACGTGATTTTGAACAATTCTTTATCAAAGTTTTAGAATGGCAAATGCTAGATAAAATTAAAAAATATGGAGATAAAGATGCCTGATATTGGAAAAGATGGTGAGGAAAAGTTTATTCTCATAATGAGATGGATTTGGAGAAACTTGCTTGCATCTGGTGTGATATTAGTATGTTTCTTTTTTCTATATAATAAAATGAATACTGTTGAAAGCGACCTCAAAGAACTCAAAACGATTTATGAAGAGCATGACAGAATTAGTAAGTTATTTATGAAGAGAGCAAGGGGTGATTTTGGATATGTTGCATATGAACCTACTGCTCCCGATCCAGATGCTTTTGAAGATTATGATGACATGATTGAGCAGTATGAAAAAATATCAAGAGAAATAGATGAGTATTTAGATGAGTAAGTTTCATATAATAAAAGATACGAGAGAGAAAGAAGGTCATGGTTGGTGGTTTGAGGAGGACCAATACTGCTCAGGCACCACCAAGGCCAAAGTTCATATAGGTGACTATACCATAGAGGATATGGAACATCTTCTTTGTATAGAACGTAAAGAATCCGTATCTGAACTTGCTGGTAACTGCTCTGAGAAAAGATTTTGGAAAGAAATGGACAGAATGGAAACATTCCCACATAAGTTCCTTATATTAGAATTTACATGGTTAGATATAGAAAGATATCCTGATGGAGTTATATTTAGTAAAGACCCGATAAAGGATAAAAAGATAAGAAGTAAAATTCGGATTAAAGGAAACTATATAATGTCCTTGCTTAGTACTTTAAGAATAGACAAAGGTGTTCATGTCATAGCAGCAGGAGATAGCGAACGAGCACAGCGTATGGCATTCCGAATTATGAGATCAGTATGGGATTATTATAATGACAAATAAGTTCTATGATGTAGATAGTGATGACCTAGCATACCTTAACCTATCTTCTGAGGATGTTAAGGGTCTAAAAAATCCCTTCAAGGAATTACCACAGAAAGCAAGGGATAATTTACATCTATATGCTCTATCTCTCATGAAAGATCCTAAGTATTTCTACTGGACCGCTAAAACTCTATTAAATATAGAACTCTTACCAGAGCAGGTTGTTGTATTAAGAGAACTATGGGGTAAGGCATTCCCTATGTATATTGCCAGTCGTGGTTTTGGTAAATCATTCCTTCTAGCGGTTTACTGCATTTTACGCTGTGCATTAGTGCCGGGAACTAAAATAGTTATTGTAGGTTCTGCCTTTAGGCAGTCCAAAGTTATATTTGAATATATGGATACAATCTGGAGAAATGCTCCACTCTTACAAAGTATCTGTTCTGATGCTTCTGGGCCTCGTAGAGACGTTGACAGGTGCCAAATGAAGATTAATGAGTCTTGGGCCATGGCAGTGCCTCTTGGCGATGGAAGCAAGATTAGAGGTCTTCGTGCTCATACAATTATTGCTGACGAATTTAATTCTATTCCTGTGGATATCTATGAGACTGTTGTTGCTGGTTTTGCTGCTGTGTCTGCTAAACCTACAGATAATGTAAAGAAAGCAGCGAAGCGTAAAAAGATGCAAGCAGAAGGCAGATGGACAGAAGATCAAGAAGATGAATACAGAGATAGACAACAGAACCAATCTATTCTAGCGGGAACGTGTGGTTATGACTTTGAACCATTCGCAGACTACTGGAAGAAATATTGTTCTACAATAAAAAATAAAGGGGACTTCCGCAGAATGGCAGATTCTGATGAAGGTGGTGAAGTTCCAGATTATATGAAAAGATTAGATTGGAAACAATTCTCAGTAGTGAGAATACCATATGAACTCATTCCAGAGGGCTTTATGGATGATCAACAGGTTACAAGAGCCAGAGCAACTATGCATAATGGTATCTATCAAATGGAATATGGTGCGTGCTTCACGACCGATTCTCAAGGTTTCTTTAGAAGAAGTCTGATTGAAGCAGCAACTGCACACAATAAAAATGTAGAGAAACCTGAGTGGCCTTCATATTGTCCTTCTGTTTTTGATGTTACCACCAGAGGGCAGCAGGATAGGCAGTATGTCTATGGGATTGACCCTGCTAGTGAACAGGATAACTTTGCTCTAATCATCATAGAACTCCATCCAGAGCATCACAGACTTGTTTATTCATGGACTACGAACAAAAAAGATTTTCAAGCACGAATGAGAATGGGACTTACCGATGTTAGTGACTATTATAGTTTCTGCGTTAGGAAGGTTCGTGAACTTATGAGGGTCTTCCCATGTGCGAGGATTGGTATTGACTCCCAAGGTGGTGGTTTTGCCATCGCAGAAGGTTTAGCAGATGAAGATAAGCTGCAACCCGGAGAGAGAAAAATCCTACCCATAATTGAAGATAATAAGAAAAAACCCACCGATGATATTGCTGGAGATCATATTCTAGAATATATAAATTTTGCAAGTGCTGAATGGACTAGTAAAGCAAATCATGGTCTTCGTAAAGATATTGAAGATAAGGTATTATTATTTCCTAGATTTGACACTGTAACACTTTCTCTTATGACTGAAAAAGATAAAATGCAATTCAAGAGTTTAAAAGAAACTTATGGAGATTCAGCAGCACTGAAGCTGTATGATACTCTTGAAGACTGTGTTATGGATATTGAAGAGCTTAAAACTGAACTTACTACAGTGGTTGTGAGTGTTACAGCTAATGGAAGAGAGAGGTTTGATACTCCAGAAATAAAACTTGATACAGGTAAAAAAGGTCGAATGAGAAAAGACCGTTATTCTGCATTAGTTATTGCAAATATGATTGCACGTTCCATGCAAAGAGCTATTCCTGCTCCTACTTATGTAAATGTTGGTAGATTAATTGGTCAAGGTGGAGGTGATAAAGGTGATGGACGCATGTATGTAGGCCCAGAGTGGGCAAATTCTTATACTCCCAGCACATGCTTCATGGTCAATAAAAATAATGGACAATAAATAGGTATTGGTGTATATAATAAATAGTATTGCAATACCCATTATTCTTCTAAGGAGTAAACTTAATGTCTGATCCAGCATATCGTAGTTGGGCATCTGAAAAAGATATGGAACAAGCTTTTGCTGATTATGGCGAGGCTATCACTAATCAAGTTTCTAAAGGAAGTTATTCTTCTTATCGTAGGGACTTTTCTGACCTTACAGGTGATTTAAGTGGTCGTCCCGGTTTACGACAACAAGACTTTGATTGGTTTCGTCCAGATTCTAGGGTTCCAACAAATCCTAAAGAAGTTATTGGATATGCAAGGCATTCTTATAGAAGAATTGGGTTAATTCGTAACTCTATTGATTTGATGGGTGATTTTGCTTGTCAGGGTGTTAGGTTAGCTCATAGAAACAAAAGGGTAGAGAATTTCTATAAAGATTGGTTTAATAGGATTGATGGACAGGCTGTTTCTGAGAGATTATGTAACTTATTATTTAGAGAAGCAAATGTCGTAATAAAATCAAAGACCGCTAAGATTAATGCTAAGAAGCGGTTGGAGATGCAACGTGCTGTAGCGTCCCCCGATATGCAACCCATAGGAGGGGACATACAGTACGCTAAAAACGAAATACCTTGGAAATACAATTTCCTTGATCCATTGTTGGTAGAAGTCATTGGTGGACCTTTAGCATCATTAACAGATAAAACTAAGTATGCTATTAAGGTGCCTCCTACTTATGGTATGCACATGAGTAAGATGACTAATAATCCAAGCATTGAAATGCAGAAGATTCTTTCTGAGATTCCTAAAGAATTAAAAAGGGCTATTAGTGAAAATAAACCTATTCCTTTAGATCCAGATAAGACTTTTGTCTATTACTATAAAAAAGATGACTGGCAATCATGGGCAGATCCTATGACTTATGCCTGTTTTAGAGATTTGATGTTGTATGAGAAATTGAAACTTGCTGATCAAGCAGCGTTGGATGGTGCTATCTCAAAAATTAGGGTATGGAAACTTGGCAGTTTGGATCATAAGCTTGCTCCTACGCAAGCAGCTTCTAGTGCCTTGGAGAGTATTCTTGGGGCTAATGTTCAAGGTGGCACAAAGGACATTATCTGGGGTCCAGATATTGAATTAATCGAAACAAGCACTGATGTTCAGTCTTTCTTGGGAGAAGAAAAGTATCGTCCAACTCTTATGGCTATCTATGCAGCACTTGGTATTCCTCCAACATTAACAGGGACATTTGGTGCTAGTGGAACTACTAATAACTTTATTTCTTTGAAAACTTTAACTGAGAGGTTAAATTATGTAAGAAGTATTGTTATTAACTTCTGGGAAGAGCAAATTAAAGTAGTTCAGAAATCTATGGGTTTCAGATATCCTGCTGTTGTTGAATTTGATTATATGAATTTGGAAGATCCTGCTTCTGTTATGAATATTCTTTTGAGTATGGCAGATAGAAATATTCTTAGTGATGAGTATCTACAGAGATACATTAAGGCTAATCCTGATATGGAAACTAGAAGAACTACTAATGAGAATAATAGAAAAGATGAGAAGGTTAGTCCTTTCCATCAGGCAGATCAAGATTTCCAAATGAAAAAGATTACATTACAAACTGGTCTTACATCTCCAAGTGAAGTTGGTCTTGTGTTAGATGAGAAGAAAAAGGGAGAAGATTCTGTTTTAACTATGAGACAGAAAGAGGCCAAACAAAGACAAAAGAATCAAGGCGGTGTTCAGGGTAGACCACAAGAGAATGCGGATACTGGTCAAAGAGGTAGACCAAAGAACTCTACTGATTCTGGTCCAAGGCAAGAGAGAACATTTAAACCTGCATTAAAGGCATCTATACAAACATGGGCTAGAGATGCACAATACAAAATTGCAGAGTTTATGAATCCGGGGATTCTAGAACAATATACTAAAGGAAGTATGAGAAGTCTTACTGCTGAAGAGTTTGAAAATGCAGAAGAGGTCAAGTTTAACATATTGATGAATTTGCAACCATTTGCGGATTTGACATTGGAAAATATGGGTCAAGCTATGACTAAAGCATTTACTCAAAGTCATAGTAGACAGTGTAAAGATTGGATTGATGATACCTCTTCTTCTTTAGATAGAAAATTGAGTATTGAAGAAATTAGAAACATAAGGGCCGCTTTTTATGCAGATTTTTATGTTTCAAAATGAAATGGTGTAATTTAGGATAGGTAAGACACCTATAACTATATGAGGTAAATATGAAAATTTATCAAGCAGAAATAGATGCTGGTTTAGAAACACAAATCAAAGCGAATGCTTCTATTGCTTACACTATGCCTACTATGTTAGATAATGATGTTGCTTCTAGTAACACATTTAGTACTGATATAAAAGATATTGTGGCAAAAGCATCTGCGGATGACGATGATGTTTTTAAGGTTTACTCTATTCTTGTAAGTACTTCATGGAATAAGAATGATGATGTTTTTAGTCCAGAAGAAGTATGGGCATCTAGAGAAACCCCAATGTATAAACCAACTAACTTGGAGCATGATGAGAAAGTTATCGTTGGTAACATTATTGGAAACTGGCCTATTGATAAAAATTTTGATTTACTAGATGGTGAAATCGGAAATAAAGATTTACCTGATGTATATCATATATTAGTTGCTTCTGTTATTTATAGACAGTGGCAAGATCCAGAATACAAGGCTAGATCTGAACAACTGATTAGAGAGATTCAGTCTGGTCAAAAATGTGTTTCAATGGAGTGTATCTTCAAGGGATTTGATTATGCCGTAGAATCACCCAATGGTGAATACCATGTAGTTGCTAGAGGTGAGAATACTGCATTTTTAACCCAACACTTACGAGCTTATGGTGGTGAAGGTGTTTACCAAGATCACAAAGTTGGTAGGTTATTAAGAAACATTACATTTAGTGGAAAAGGTTTTGTTGCTAATCCAGCAAATCCTGATAGTATTATTTTTAATTCGGATAGAGATTTTCCATTTAGTAAAGCGTCTTGTATAGATGGTTTATGTTTCAACAAAAAAGGTGTATCAAATAATGTTGTTGAAAATCCTATCTCTGAACCTAAACAGGAGAGTGAAATGTCAGATTATTTAGAAAAAGAAGTTGCTGACTTGAAAGTTGCTCTTGACTCTTCTAAGGCAGAAGTTAAAGAGTTGACTGAAAAGTTGTCAGAAGCTTCTGTTAAAGAATATGAGGCTCAAATTGAAGAGCTTAAAGCAAGCTTGGAGAATGTTGAGACTGAAAAAGAGTCTTTCGTTGCAGTTTCCAATGCAGCAGAAGAGAAGGTTGCTTCTCTCGAAGCTACTGTTGCTGAGTTGACTGAAAAGTTAAACGAAGCTGAAGCAATGATGGGTGAAATGAAAGATAAAGAAAAGAAAGAAAAGAGAATGGCTTCATTAGTTGAAGCTGGTCTTGAAGAAGCCGAAGCATCTGCTCAGGTTGAAGAGTTCGCTGGTCTTTCTGACGATCAATTTGATGTATTTGTTTCAGCAATGAAGAAGTACATGAAAGGTGGAAAAGTCAAGGCTGAAGAAGATACTGAGGCAATGTGCGAAGATCACGATAAGAAGAAGAAAGATGACGAAGCTAAAGCCGAAGAAGTTGAAGAGACCGAAGCTGCTACTGAAGAAGTAGAAGCCGAAGTTACTGAAGCATCTGAAGAAGTTCTTGACACTGCTGAGGTTCAAGAAGAAGTCAATCTTTCTGTTGCATCTGAAGATGTTGAAGAAGAAGCAGTCGCTTCATTACGTTCCAATCTTACCGATTGGGTTAATCAAAAAGTTTTAAAGAAATAGTTTATTCCTTTACTTAGGAGAATAGTAATATGGCACTTAGACCTGATAGACAAGAACATTTGACAGACCTTTCATTTTTCATGAATGAAACTGCTGAGAGGGGTCTTATTGTTACCCACAATACTGGTGGTTCTGGAGCAGCAATGGATGACAGTAATGCTACTGTACAAGTTGCAACTGCAACTAATGAAGATCCTGCTGGTGTTCTTTTGAATGATGTTGTTAATCTTGATTTGACCCGTCAGCATTTAAATTATATGCAAGACGAAGTTCAAATTGGTAGCAAGGTTCTCTTGCTTCGTCGTGGTACAATTGTTACTGATCAAGTTGCTGCTGGTATCACCATTACTGTTGGAGGTCAGGCATACTTTGATGCTAATGGTCAGTTTACTACTGGTACTGCTAGTGATCAAGTTGGTAGATTCCTTTCTACCGCTGATGCTGATGGTTATGTTAAAATTGCAGTTGATATTGTATAATTAAATAGATAGGGAGTGTTTTTATGAGTAAGTATTTTGAATATACAGATGAAATGAATCAGTTGCTTGCAAAAGCAGGTTCTTATGATTCTAATGAGTCTATGACCGCTATGGCTGAAATTGCCAAGGCTCTTGAGTTGCCTTTGAGAAAAGGTGTTATGGATGGTGACATCCTTGGTGGTATTTTTGAAGCAATTCAACTTGCTCCCGGTGCTACTAGCGAATTTCCTTTGGATTTCCTCGCTCCCGGCACTGAGTCTGAGTTTGTTGCTTACACCATTCCTAATCATGGTCGCATTCCTGAGCGTCATGTTGAAGGTGATTATGTCATGGTTCCAACTTATGACATCGGTGCTTCTATCGACTTCCTTTTGAAGTATGCTAGAGATGCACGTTGGGATGTTGTTGGTCGTGCAACCGAAGTTCTTCAGAAGTCTTTTGTTAAGAAGATGAATGATGACGGTTGGCACACACTTCTTTCTGCTGGTGCAGATCGTAACATTTTGATCTACGATGCAGATGCTTCTAATGGTACTTTCTCCAAGAGACTTGTCTCTTTGATGAAGGTTGTCATGAGAAGAAATGGTGGTGGTAACTCAAGTTCTATCAATCGTGGTCAATTGACTGACCTTTACATCTCACCAGAAGCTGAAGAAGATATTCGCAACTTCGGTGTTGATGAGCTTGATGAAGTTTCTCGCAGAGAAGTCATCACTCAAGAAGGTGGTCTCTTAGCAAGAATGTTTGGCGTTAACCTTCACGTTCTAGATGAACTTGGAGATGGTCAAGAATATAACGATTATTATCTTGATGATCTTTCTGGAACTCTTCCTGCTGGTAAGCAAGAAATCGTTGTTGGTCTTGATTTGACTAACCGTGATAGCTTTGTCATGCCAGTTCGTCAGGGTGTTCAGATTTGGGAAGATCCTACCTTGCATCGTCAGCGTCGTGCTGGTATGTATGGTTGGGCAGAGCAAGGTTTTGCTGCTCTTGATACTAGAAGAACTCTTTTGGGTGCTCTCTAATATCTTCTGATTTAAATTTTATAGCCGGTGGTGGCACTCGCTGCCACTGGCTTTTTTTATGGGAGAATATACTATGGCACAATTCTGTGTGGAAATTCCAGACGATAAAATTAATGAAGTTTTAAATGCAATTGGATCTCAATATAGATATCAGGCAGAAGTTGCTAATCCAGATTTTGATGATCAATTACCTGTTGATCCAGATACGAATCCTGAAACTATTACTAATCCTGAAAATATTGCACAGTTTGTTAATAGAAAAACCAGAGAATGGTTAATTGAAAATGTTAAAGCACACAATGCTAAAGTTGCTGCTGCTGCTGCTAGAGAAGCTGCTCTTAGTGCTGTAGACTTTGATATTACTGATCCTCAACTTTAATAGTTTTAATGGGGACTATTAGGAATGGCATATAATCCAAAAGATAAAAATCCGTCTGGTGTTGTATTATTTGGAAATAATGGTTCAGATCAGGTATTTGAATCAGTCACTGATTTTGTATATGATACAGGAAATACAAGATTAGGAATAAATACTTCTAGTCCTCAATATACTTTGGATGTTTCTGGAACTGGAACATTTCATACTATTAGGTTTGCTGATGGGACTGAAATGATTACCTCTGGTGGGGGTGGGGGTGGAACTACTTATACTGCTGGTTCTGGACTAACTCTTGATGGAACGGAGTTTAATGTTTTTGGTGGGAGTGGAAACTTCCAATATATTGAACTCAAATCCTCCACACAAGACCCTCAGATTTATTTTCTAGGCTCAGGGTCTAATGATACTCCTATCACTCTTAATATTCTTTCTAGTTATCAAAGTGCGAGCAGTTCTGGTTCAGCACTTGTTTTTGATGGGACTGAGGGGCAATTATTTGCTATTACGGACAATCTTTCTAGTGGTGTTATTTTTAGTGTTGCTGATATTGCTGGATTACCATTAATAGAGGCAGATGCTTCTGGTGATGTGCAACTTATTGAGTTTGGCAGATATGTTGGAGTTGGCACTGGAACACCTCAGTATCAATTGGATGTATTTGGTACTGGTAGATTTAGTAGTGGAATTATCTTCCCAGATGGTAATAGGCAGACTATTGCATATACTGGCGGTGCTGGTGGAGGTATGACTAGTTGGGATTTGTCTGTGACTGGTGATTCTGTTACGATTACCGATGGTGCAACTGTTACATTTACTGGTCAGGGTTCTATTACAACTACTAGAAATGCTAATACTGTAATTATTTCTGGTACTGCTGGTGCTGGAGGTGGAAGTCCCGGTGGTTCTGTCAATCAGATTCAGATTAATGATGGTGCTGGAGGATTTACGACCGCTACTGATAGTGATAGGTTTATCTATGATACCTCTACTAATACTTTAGATATTGGTAGGCAGAGTGTGGATGATACCTCTGGAGCACAGGTTACTAACTATTGGTATCAAAATAACTTTTGTATTGGTGGTGGTAACTTTGGTGGTATGGTTAACTCTACTCCTACATTTAATACTGCGATTGGTATTGATGCGGCACAGATTTTAACCGAGGGCGATAGAAACATTGCTATTGGTTATTCTGCTGGTGAGTCAATGACTACCGCAGACGATAACATCTTGATAGGTTACTTTGCTGGTGGTGACTTTAGCACAAACGCATTTGCTAAGAATGTTGTTATTGGAAATAATGCGATGGCTACCGCTAGTACCTCCAGTATCGGTAGTAATGTTGTTATTGGTCACGAAGCAGGTTATGATGCCGACAAGGTTTCAAATAGTGTTATTATAGGTTATCAGGCACACTACACTTCTTCTTTTTCTACAACTACAGAACACAACATTTACATTGGAGATCAGTGTCCATTCGCTAGTACTGACGCTAATGGTAGCGGTAATCTTATTATTCGTTCTGTTGGTGGTTACGGCACCTTGTCTCAGTTTAGAGGTCAGGGCGATAATGAACTTTGTATTGGAAACATTTATGCTGGTAATCAGTCAACCCAAAGAGCGGGTATTGGAGATGTAGATGGCATTACTAATAGTCCAGATGCAACTCTACATATTATACCTCAAAATTCTTCAGATGTCGTTCTAAAGGTTGAAGGTGCTGCTGCTCAAAGTGCTAATCTACAAGAGTGGAGAAATAGTTCAGATACAGAACTAGCATCAGTTGGTCCTTCTGGAAGATTATACTATCAATCAAGTTATAGTCCAATTTCTAATGAGGGAACTGCATCTAGTT